AGGCGTCCATCAACGTTTGGCACGACGTGGTAGCTTGGACGATCGGGCGGGAAGAGGACCGGCGGCCATCTCAGCGGCGCCGGGACGACCGGGAGGTTACCGAGGACCCGGACCCGGAAGCGATCCTAGGAGGTGAGTTGTGATGACCCGTGGTCGAGGATTTAGCGGACGAGCTGGGCGACGTCTTTCACCTCCTGGTGCAGATCTCCGCCGTGGCAGGGGTCGACCTGGGCCGCGCCGTGGCCGACAAGTTCGCCGTCAACCTCGAGCGGGAATGGAAGTCGCTGGACGAGCAGGGCGTCGTCGAGCACGTGGAGAAGGGGGTGGAGCGATGAAGACAGAAGAGCTTGTGGAGCGCCTTGATGCGCTCAGTGAGAGCCTGAACGGGGTCCTCGGACGGCTCGTGCTTTACCGCAGCATACCGGAGGTGGGGGAGGCTCACAGAAAGCTGGTAGAGGCATTCTACCGCATGGAAGACCTGATCGGGGAGCTGAGGGGGGGGATCGAGCGATGAGCGCCTCCCAGGCCACGTGTCCACGCCTGTGGGGATTCCTCTGGCGGAAGCACTGTAGGCACTTCAGGTACGGAGGGTTCGAGTGGATCAGGTGGCGTCAGAGGTACCACCACGTGAATCGAGCGTACTGTTGCCGGTGCAAGTGGCTGGGACGGATTTCGGTTGTCCCCGACGCGAGGCTGTGGAACTTCTAGGGTGGGTCTTGATTAGGAGGGGTGGTAATGCTAAAGATCAAGTTCGGGTACGAGGGCAACTGGACGAAAGCGTTCTCGTTCCCCAGCGAGAGGGCGCTGCTGATAACCTACGACACGATCAAGTCCGTCCCCGGAGTGGAAGAGTTCGCTAACGCGGGCATCGCCGGCTCATGGAAGCTCGCCGATGATCCCCCCTCCCAGCTCGTTCCGGAACAGCGTGACGCGTGGACGACGGCATCCGTCAACGTTTGGAGCGACGTGGTAGCTTGGACGACCTAAAGGTCCATGAGCCTCCCGTGGGACGACGAGCCGCCGGAGCCGTCGCACCGGGTCTGGGACCGCGGCTACGTCGGGGCGCACCCCGACATGTTCCCGAAGGTGATAGGAGACTGCCCCGCGAACCCGGTACACTGGTGGGAGCCGTGCCTGGTCGGCGACTGTCACGTACCAAGCACGGTCCACTACGGGCTGGGGGCCCTGTGTCTGGCGCACGCCCTGGAGGAGGAGTCTCGCGCTGCCGGTCGGTCTGACGAGGACTTGGTGGTAGAGTAGTTCTTGGTAGGAGGGTAAGGTGGGGAAGACCTCAAATAAGGCCGTCAAGTGGAGGGGAGCCCCCCAGCTTCGGGAGAGGCTGGTGGAGCTGGACAAGCTCAGGCCAGACCCAAAGAACGCCAGGCGGCACACCGAGCGCAACGTCGAGGCCATCCGAAGGTCCCTGGAGTCTTACGGCCAGAGGAAGGCCGTCGTCGTGCGTAAGGGTCAGATCGTAGCCGGACACGGGACAGCCGAGGCAGCCAAGCTCCTCGGATGGACCCACCTGGCGGCCGTCACGGCGGACGACCTGACCGAAGCTCAAGCTCGGGAGTACGCCGTCCTGGACAACCGGGCCCCAGAGCTGGCCGAGTGGGACACCGAGAACCTGCTCCAGCAGCTCGACGGGTTCAGCAGCCCGGAGGCCCTCGGCTTCTCCGCCGAGGACCTGGCAGCGTTCAGGGTCGGAGACAGGTTCGTGCCGGTCATGGCGAAGGTCGACTCACTGAAGGCCCACCCTCAGAACTACCAGACCCACCCGGAGGACCAGCTCAAGCACATCCAGAGGAGCATCGAGCTCCACGGGTACTACCGCAACGTCGTCGTGGCCAGGGACAACACGATCCTCGCCGGACACGGGGTGGTGGAGGCGTCCAAGAAGATGGGCAAGAAGTTCGTCCCGGTGGTTCGGCTAGACCTGGACCCTGGCGAGCCGAGGGCGCTCAAGGTCATGACCAGCGACAACGAGATCAGCAACATGGCCGTCACGGACGACAGGGCCTTGACTGAACTCCTGAAGGAGATCATGGCAACGGACGGACTGGACGGGACCGGGTTCGATCCGGAGAGCCTGGCGGCAATGGCGTTCGTGACCCGCCCGGAGAGCGAGATCCTGGATAAGAACGAAGCGGCCGAGTGGGTCGGGATGCCGGAGTACGAGGCCCAGTCTCCAAGCATCAAGCTGTGGATGAACTTCGCCAGCGCAGAAGACAGGGCGGACTTCTTGAAGAGACTGGGGCTTGACATCCCAGCTAACGCGAAGTCAGCGTGGTGGCCCCCGAGGGGGAGGGACGACGTCGAGTCGATCAAGTTCGAGGCGTGATCCGTGCTAAGGTACCCCCTATATATCATCAGCAAGGGCAGGGCAGACGGCTGCCTCACGGCGCGCTGGCTGTCACGAGAAAAAATCCAGTTCAAGCTGGTCGTCGAGCCGCAGGAGAAAGACGCGTACTCTTCCAGGTACGGCGAGGAGAGGCTGCTCGTCCTCCCGTTCTCAAACCTCGGTCAGGGGTCCATACCGGCGCGGAACTGGGTGTGGGAGCACGCGAAGGCTCTCGGGGCCGAGAAGCACTGGATCCTCGACGACAACATTCGGGGGATGATTCGATGCTGGAAGGCCAAGCGCATAGGAGTCTCTGGTGACTCCGGGTTCAGGTGCGTGGAAGACTTCTCCGACCGCTACGAGAACATCGCCATAGCCGGGATCAACTACTACTTCTTCGTCGGTTCGAACATGGGTGCCAGGAAGGTCGGGAGACCTCCGTTCTACCTGAACACTCACGTCTACAGCTGCCTCCTCATCAAGAACGACCTCCCCTACAGGTGGCGCGGCCGATACAACGAGGACACTGACCTCTGCCTACAGGTGCTCTCCGGAGGGTGGTGCACGATCCTGGTCAACGCGTTCTCCATCAAGAAGAGTGCGACTATGTCCATGAGGGGCGGGAACACCGACGAGCTCTACGAGGGGGACGGCCGCCTGGAGATGTCTCGAAGCCTCGAGCGAAGGTGGGGCCCGTACGTGGTGTCTACGAAGCGCATGTTCAAGAGGCCGCAGCACTATGTCAGGTCGTCGTGGAGGAGGTTCGACACCCCACTGAAGCTTAAGCCTGGGCTGGTGGTGAAAGACGGCCCGAACGAGTACGGCCTGAAGCTGGTCCAGGTAGCGCCAATCAAGAGTGAGAGGGTGAGGAAGATCCTCGAGCGGTCAAAGGCCAAGCCGTGACTTGCGCCTGCTGCGGCTCGACCGAGTCCCTGAGGTGGAAGTTCACCGTGGAGCGCGGGTGGGTTTGCGACCGCTGCGCAGGAGGGCACGTCCACGTCATCAGAGTTAGAGAGGGTGATTTCAAGATGGTCTATGGGGAGATTCAACCTACTTGAAGCCGTTACTGGTCGGAGAAGACAACCCGCTCCGCAGTGACCCCGTGTTCGCCCTCTACCCCCTCCCGGCAGGGAGGTCTGGGGACAGGCTGAGGAAGATCCTCGGTCTCACTTGCGGAGAGTACGTCCGGAAGTTCTCTCGGGTGAACTTGTGCGGCGGGGCGTGGGCCTGGAAGGAAGCCCGGGCAGAGGCTTCCAAGATCATGACGGACCGCGTCCTGAGTGGAGCCCCGGTAATCTTGCTGGGGGCCAAGGTCGCCGCCGCGTTCGGACTGCCGTCGACTCCGTTCAAGAAGTACGGCAGCGTCCTGGTGCTCCCACACCCAAGCGGGAGGTGCCGAGTGTGGAACAAGAGGGGGAGCGCGGCCAGGGCACGAAGGGCGGTGTCCAACTTGATCGAAGAGCCCAGGAGGGGAGCATGAGGGACATCGTCGTCACGATTCCAAAGAGTAGGCTCGAAGCAGTCGCAGCAGAAGAGGCGATAGTAGAGCGTGCGGTCTCCAGAGGTGAGGCGTTTAACTACTTCTGGAAGGTCGGGAGGCTGCCTAAGGAGATACCACGGAGGATCTACTTCGTGTGGGAGGGCGCGGTGCGGGCCTTCCACGAAGTGAACCGCATGACTGTGGTGGGGGGGGCGAAGATCTTTATGGCCACGAAGATCCACGACATCGAGCCGATCCCGATGCGGGGGTTCCAGGGTAGGCGCTACTTCGACGAGTCAGAGTCCAGGCGGTCATGAACTGGAAAGGCCCCGGTCTGGACCTAGCCCTAGTAGAGATCGCTTCTCTGAAGCGAGACCCGAAGAACGCCAGGAAGCACTCCCGACGCAGCTTGGACGCGATCAAGACGTCTCTGTCTGAGTTCGGCCAGCGGAAGCCCATCGTCGTCAGGGACGGGCTGGTGGTCGCCGGCAACGGGCTGCACCAGGCCGCCGAGGAGCTGGGTTGGACGCACGTCAGGGTGGTCTACGCGAGCGACCTCACCTCCGATCAAGCGCGCGAGTACGCCATCGCCGACAACCAGACCGGACTCCTCAGCGAGTGGGACTACGACGCCCTCGGGGAGCACTTCAGGGAGATCCAGGAAGACCGGCGCCTCCTCCTCGGGTTCGACCCGGAAGAGGTCAAGGCCCTGCTGGACGGGAAGTCTCCGGAGGAGTGGAGAGCTTCCCACGAGTGGGGGGGCGGCGACAGGCCAGAGATGGTATCGTTCCGGGCCACGGAGGACCAAGCTCAGACTATACGGGAGGCCCTGAAGTCACTCCGAGAGCGGGAGGGCGAGGACTCGATCCCAGACGGCAGGGCCCTCGAGCTGATCTGCGCGGACTACCTGAGCGGAGCCTAGGTGTAGAATAGCCACATGGGTTCTTCCTCTGACCACGAGTGGGCTCCGAGGCTGGCCAAGAAGCCCACCATCTTGCCAAACGAGAGGGGCGGACGGTACGCACGGTTTAAAGGCGAGCGAGGGGCGAAGTGTAAGTCTAGGTCGGGACGGAAGAGGAAGGAGCACGACTTCGACCGGGACGGGAACTGCTACTTCTGCCCGGCCAAGTCGAAGGGGGAAGAATGATGAGAACAACGACGGCGCTTGTCGCGGCCACGATCCTGGCGGCGACGGCCCACGGGAAGCCGGACCAGTACCAGGTCAGGGTCCACGGCAGGGTCAACCTGGCCGGCCCGAAAGGCTACTCGACGGTCATGGTGGTGGCCGAGATCAAGGGAGACGTCACCGAGGAGAACTACTGCGTCCACGCGGAGTTCGACCTCGGAGACGGCACCAAGCCGAGCTCCCAAGACTCAGACTGCCCGGCGTGGGACGACTACCTGAGGCAGCAGTCCAGGTACGAGCTCTGCGTGGACAACAGCCGAGAGCCGGAAGAGTGCCGCGAAGAGTACGAGCTGCAACGCGTGTGGAGGTTCATCAGGAACTACGTCCCCGGAGACCACCAGGTGGTGGTACGCTTCAAGCTCGGAGAGAAGACGGTCAGCACCCAGCAGGCGAGGTTCAGGGTGGTCTAGGATGCGGTCACTGGCGTTGGTAATGTCGCTCTCGGCCGCTGCGTTCGCCGGAGAGCAGCCCGTCCACTGGAACTCCAAGAACAAACCCGTCGTCGTCCTGGCCGACCGGGACAGGTCAGACCCCGAGGAGTACCGCTACGTACTGGTCAACGCCCGCCACGAGGAGTACTGCTTGGTGGTAGACCGACACGACGGACGGATCTGGCTCTGCGACCAGAGGGCCGGGAACGAGGTCCGGTACAACTCCCAGGGCCAAATACTGCTCGGGTCTTGCGCCCAGGTCTATGACGGCCCGGTACTCGTGCGTGGGAAGTGACGGACCCGCTCAGGCACTTGGTCATAAGGGACTGCAACATCTGCCGAGAGCGGGCTCCGGTAAGGTACTGCCACCGGTGCGGCGCGTGGCTCTGCACTCCCTGCCGCAAGTCGTGGTGGCGGAGGGCGAAGGCTGCCTTCTGGAAAACTACGGGGTGCAGGCCGTGCGGGTCGCAGTCCGCTAGACAACTGATCCTGAAGGTGTTAAAGTCTCTCGGGTTGGGACAGAGGAGGAGTGGGCCGTGAAAGAGTACCCGCCGTATTCCGTGGGGAGAGCCTACCCGGTGGGGGAGTCCGAGTCACTGGGGAACGTCCTCGCAGAACTCCGAGCCATGCGGAAGTCGATGGAGAGGCTCGAGGTCTTCTTCGAAGAAGCAGTCAAACTAGCGAAGGAGTTCGGCACCAAAGGGGCGAAGTCTGGGCGTCGCTGTGGTGGGAAGGAGGACTTGGGTTGAGATACTTCAGGTTCGTGGTGCCCGGCGACGAAGTCCACCTCTACCCGTTGCCTTGCTGGCACATCGGAGCCAGGCAGTCGTCGGAGGGGTTCATAAGGCACGTACTGAAACTGATCCGGGAGGACCCGCTAGCCAGGTGGATCTACCTCGGTGACGGCGGGGAGTGCGCCCTGAAGAACTCCAAGGGCAACATCTACGAGCAGCTCATGAACCCCGGAGAGCAGCTCCGCACGGTGGCTGCACTGTTGGCTCACGTCAAGGACAAGGGCTTGTTCGGGATCAGGGGTAATCATGGCAACCGGATCGACAGGGAGACCGGCCTCGGGTGGGACGAGATGCTCTGCTCCAGGATCGTAGTACCGTACCTCGGGGTCTCGTCGTTCGGGACCATCGAGCTCAGACCAGACGCCGGGCCGGGAGTCCCCGTCTCGGTCTACGTGCACCACGGGTCTTCGTCGTCGGTCAGCGTCGGGGGGAAGTTCAACGCGGCCAAGAAGCCCGAGGCTTACTCCATGGCGGACGTGACACTGACGGCCCACACTCACATGTTGGCCGAGGTCCCTGAGCGCCTGGTCGCGTGGGTGAATCACGAGTCGTTCCGGGTGGAGTGGAAGCGACTCTACGGGTTCGTCTGCGGGTCGGCCTACGACTCTCGGTCGGGCTACGCCGAAGAGAAGCAGTACCCTCCGATAGTCCCGGGGCACATGGTGGTCAAGCTGAAAGTGCTCCAGGAGGGCCACTCGCGCAGGATCGTCGTGTCAGGCGAAAAAATCCGGGGCATCGGCGAGGAGTTCACCGACGACCGGGAACTGATGAAGTGGACGCTGTCCGCGGCCCAGGGGGTGAAGGGGACGATCGACGACGAGCCGAGACCCTGGGTCGACACGAACCTGGACGACTTCGTGCTGGTCGACCCAGAGCCGGAGGTGCAGTCGTGATCCCTCGTGAGAAACCGGAGTCTCTCAGGTCAGACTACATCGAGCGGTTCGAGCCCACCAAGTTGGAGCCGCCGTCCAGGGAGGATACCAGACCAAAGAAGCGGATCATCGACGAGGCCGCGCTGGCGCAGCTGGAGGACAGGATCGACGAGGCGCTGAGGTCTGGAGCTTCTACCACCCAGGAGATAGCGGACCTCCAGAGGGAGCGGTTGGCCTTAATTTACGGGGAGGACTTGATCGGGTTTTACGAGTCGTATTGAGATCGAATCGCGGCGAGGCGTGGCAAGGCTTGGCGAGGCGTGGCTCGGCGTGGCAAGGCAAGGGACGTACCCTCGGGGAGTCGGCGCGAGCCGATGATAGACCGAGGGGGTTATGGATTTGAGAGAGAGAGAGTATGTGATGAGTAACGACTCCAAGAAGTACGCGGTACGGTTCGAGGGCAACAAGCCGATCCTGTTCGACCGGTACGCCGGAGACAACAAGACGAAGCTTCCGGCGCAGGACAAGTTCTACTTTGGTCCTGACGGCAAGACTCTGGTGATCCCGGCGTTCAACTTGAATTCAATGTTATCCGCAGAGAACACCAAGTCTGTATGCAAGCTCCTGATGGGCCGGAGCGGACGACAGGTCGGTCAGGCCCTGGGGTCGAACCTGGAGATCACGCCGGCCGACATCCCGCTGCTGGGGGAGGGCGACAAGCCCCTCGTCTGGGCCGGGAAGTTCGATGGTCAGTTCGGAGTCCGGCACGACGTAGCCAGAGTAAAGAACGGAGTCCCCGTCCCCAAGGAGCGGCCGTTCGTCAGGCTTCCGTGGGCGATCGACTTCGAGATCGGCTGGACCAAGCACCCCGACGTCTCCTACGACACACTGAAGAACGTCTTCGAGCTGGCCCAGAAGATCGGCCTGGGGACGTTCCGGCCATTCTTCGGGACTTTCGTACTGGTCAAATTCAAGGAGATTTCGTAACCGCGGCATTGCGCGGCTTGGCTCGGCGAGGATTGGCAAGGCAAAGGGAGGTTCGGCTATGAAGTGGGCGGTGTGGGCTGTGGGCAGCGATCTTGTTGACGCAGAACTTGTCTTTCACCCTGGTCAGCAGGGCCAGGAACTCCGGTAGCTACGCGTGGCACGCGGTGGCGGCGGTCGGCTCCAACGGGGTGTGGATCCTGAGTCAATTTTTCCTAATCGAAAGTATCGTGTCGGCCATGAAGGCGGCCACGCTCTGGCCTGCCGTCGGGCTCGGTGCGTTCTACACGACCTTCACGGTGCTGGGGTCTCTGCTCGGGCACTACGTGGCCATCCGGTACATCGAGAAGGGTCGGAGGAAGGTCGGCGCGTGAAGAAGATCCGGCTGCGGCGCGTGACGGCTCCACACTACGTTGTCGAGGGGATGGTTGAGAGCCGCTCCGCACGCCGACTGCTCTCTCAGTGTGGGGATGCCACGGACGCGATCGTAGCTACTCGTAGCGGTAGGCTAGTGGGCTTTGTCCGATGGTTCGACGAAGACGGGGAGGCGGTCTCTGCCGGAACGTGGGTAGACCCGAAGCTCAGACGCCGGGGTCTGGCGAAGCGCATGTGGCGATGCGCCACGTTGAGTTGATGCAGCTAGTAACCTGCACCAAGAGCGGACTCGCACTGGCCACGACCGTGCAAGAGATGCATGTGGGACGGGTGGTTATTTCATGAAACAACTTCGTCCGACAAGACAACCGGTGAGCATTGAACGACGCTGAAGAAGAGAACCTCCAGGGCTGGGTGGCGATGTGCTCCCGGGGCTACCCCGGGCTGATCCTGGGGAACACCCGGCAGTCCGTGACCTACCCGGACGGGAACACCGGGACGGCCTGGACCGGGATCCACCTCGACCCGGACATCTTCGGTCAGCCGTGGTCCAGCCGGAACCCGAAGCTGATGTACAGGGCGTACAGTCCGACTCGGGCAGCAGAACGTTTTTGAACAGGGTGGCAGAACAAGTTTTCGTAACCGCGGCAGTGCACGGCGTGGCGAGGCACGGCGCGGCGAGGCACGGCACGGCACGGCACGGCAAGGCAAGGGACGTACCCTCGGGGAGTCGGTCCGACGCGGGACTGATTATTGACCGAGGGAAACTAGGTTCTTGACGGGAGGGATGAGTTGAATTTCGAATCACCGGAAGAACATCGTGAATCAATCGTCGAAGAGTTCTCGGCAGCGTATCGGGAAAAATACAACCGGGGTCAGGCCGAGCACGGCGGGAACTTATGGCGAAAAGACAACCTGAGCTTCGCCAAAGAAGAAGTCCTCGATTTCGCCAGCTACGTTTTCACCGCAGACTGGCAGCGCCGTAAGGCCCTGCGGCTACTGGAGCTCGCGGTCCAGTCGCCGGAGACCTTGCAGTACGTCTACGAGGCGATGTCGGTCCTGAGGGGCGAGTCTGGCCTGGGGACATGAGCCGGAAACGGGCCGGGATCGACCTCGACGGGGTCTGCTACGACTGGGATTCTTCCGCGAAGTTCCTGCTGTCGCACAGCTTCGGCTACTCCCTCGACGTGACCACGAGGTGGAACCACATAAAGGACTCCGTACACGCGGTCCACTGGGAGTGGCTGTGGACTGAGGGCGTGAAGCTCGGACTCTTCCGCCACGGGAACCTCTACCGGGGGAGCATCGAGGCGCTGCGGACGCTGGACAGGAAGGGCCACAACTTGGTCATTATCACGACCAGGCCGGACTCGGCCAGGGTCGACACCCTGGACTGGCTGTCATACCACAAGATCCCGGCGAAGGAAGTCCACGTCCTAGGCCAGGGTGCCAACAAGGCCAACGTCGAGTGCGACTGGTACGTCGACGACATGCCGAACAACGTCTCGGACATCTGCGCCGCCGGGAAGACCGCCTACCTCTTCGACCGTTCCTGGAACCGAGAATGCCGCGACGGGGTCCGGGTCGCGTCCTGGGCCGAACTCCTCTACCACCACGGGATAGTCTTCTAGAGAGAAGAGTAAACTGGAGGCATGGCCTCCCTCTTCGACGAGAGAGTCATGTACCTAATGAGGGGAGACATCGCGCGGGTCGAGCTGTGCCAGAGACTCGTGACGGCGCTGGACGAGATCGAAGACTTGAAAAAGTTGATTGACAGCATCTCTCCGGCGGTATATGATCAGCCGTCGTCGGGGGGGCTGAGGTAACGGCAGCCGGAGGGCCTCCAAATCCCTCAGTCTGGGTTCGACCCCCAGGTCCCCCGCCAACTGGAAAGACTCAATCGCGTAGCGAGGCAGAGCCAGGCGGGGCGGGGCGAGGCGTGGCTAGGCGAGGCATGGCCCGGCAAGGCAAGGGACGTACCTTCGGGGAGTCGGCGCGGCCGATGATAGACCGAGGGGTCGTGGCTCGGCGGTATTGAATCTGCCGAGAGCCGGCCGGAAGCTGGAGCCGGCACCAGGCGTGGCCGGGGGACATCTTTGAAAACTGAGCGAAGAAGAAAAGGCGGCGCTAGTGTGGAGCGCTGCTCAAGGGCGTCACGGGACAAAGGAGTCCCACCTGGCTGTAAACCAGGCGCCCCCTGATGGGGGATCACGGCAGGTTCGATCCCTGCGGCGCCCACCAACTAATGCGACGCGGGCCGGGCGGTAAGGCTCCAGTCTTCCAAACTGGGAACGCGGGGTTCGACTCCCCGGCGTCGCTCCAAGCAGCCCATCCAGCAGGGCTGAGAGGCGCCTGGCCCGGGCCAGGAACCGCGCGCAGGTGCGGGCTCGTCCTAGGGCGAGTGCCGCTGGCTACTCGCTCTCGTAGGATCAACAGCAGACCGTCGCCTTGGTAAGGCGAAAGTCCGGGGGCAGGACCCGGTGAGAGCTCCACTAAACCACCGCAGGTGCTAGCGGCAGCACGTCGCGCTCTTAACGCGAGAGGTCGGGGTTCGAGCCCCCGGCGGTGGACCATCTGCTCGTGGTGGAATGGCAGACACCCTGGTCCGAGAAGCCAGGCTAATAGGGGTTCGAGTCCCCCCGGGCAGACCATCCCCCAGGTACTCCAATCAGGCAGAGAGCGTCGGCTCAGACCCGGCGAAGGTGGGCGTTCGAGTCGCCCCCTGGGGACCAAATTCAGAAACGAGAGATGAGAATGGACCCGACGAAGGACATGGACCTCGAGAGCCTATACGACGAGTACGTGTACGAGTGTGCATACTGCTGGCTGACCAGGGACAAACACCCGGACAGGGAGTACGCGTCGTACTCCAGAGACAGGGACATCGTGTCCGCGGCCGCCAGGGAGCACCGCCGCAAGACGGGACACCCGGTCCACGTGTACCTAAAGAAGTGGTTGTACGAGGAGTCGGGCAGGTCCGACGCCAGAGAAGAGCGGGGCTGTCGCTAGTTAAAAGTCGAGGGCGCTGTACCGGACCCACGGCGCTACACCTTTAAACGGAAGGGCAGGAGTTAATTGAGACGAACGGCGAGCTGGCCTTCGACTTCCTGGGGCTGTTGGTCCGGCGCTCGCTGTTAACTAAGACGCGCGCGGGTGACGGTAACTGGCAAACCTCACTGCCTTAGAAGCAGTGGTCTGTGGGTTCGACTCCCACTCCGCGCACCACTCGCCGCCTAGCCCAGATGGCAGAGGCCCCGTCTTAAACACGGGTCAAGCGTGGGTTCGACTCCCACGGCGGCGACCATACCATCCCTGGCGCAAATGGCAGACGCGCACGGCTCAATCCCGTGAGATCAGGGTTCGAATCCCTGGGGATGGACCACTCTGGAGGGGACGTAGATCCTGCGGGCTAGGATCACTGCGTTGTCAGCGCAGAGGGCGCGGGTTCGAGTCCCGTCGTCCCCGCCAAAGTGGTACCGACTGTACTGGGCGGCTAGTGTTAACGAGAGCACGAGTGGTTTGCACCCACTAGGACGGAGTTTGAATCTCCGGCTGTCCACCATTTCTTCACCGCGGCCGAGCGACCTGGCCGGTGCGGCTCCAAGGCAGGTGCGCAATTCCCGCCAGGAGGCCGCCGCTCCTTTCTCCACTCCTGCGAGGTGGAGGTCGCGTTCGCAGCCGGACCCGAGACCTGGGCGGAGAGAGCTGCCGCGGGGAGTGAGAAACCCCCAACGCTTACCTGCCGCCGCCTGTCGCAACCGCCGGGTGAGGGCCCCGGCTTTCTAAGCCGCCGTACGCTAATGGAAGGCGACCGTCCTCTCAAGGCGGTGGTCCGAGTTCGATCCTCGGCGGCGGTACCAGACGCGGACGAGTGGGCACGGACACATAAACCACGTCAGCCTCATAAGCTGAAGATACCGGGTTCGACTCCCGGGTCCGCTCCCATCGCAGGGAAGTTCCTTGGTAGGAACGCAGGTCTCATAAGCCTGGCGCTAGTAGGGTTCGAATCCCACCCCTGCGACCAACGAGCCGGTTCGTTCAAAGGAAGGACGGCGGTCCTACAAACCGCTCATGGGGGTTCGATTCCCTCACCGGCTACCACCACAACTCGGTCAGAGAGAAGCCGGCGGGCAGGCCGGAGGCGTCGCGATGCCAAGCGCGGCGTTCTGCTCGCCGGCTGCTCTGTGGCCGAGACGTCGGGGGTCGACACCCGATTAGCCACGAGGAGCCCGGAGATGGTCAAGCCTCCGGGCCGCTGGGTCGCGAGTGTTGAGGAAGCATGGCAGGTTGTGTCCCTGCCGGGTGGGGTTCGAGTCCCCAGCGACCCTCCATTGGGGAGAAGTGTTACGGTAGCATCCCGGCGTCGGAAGCCGGTGGCGAGGGTCCGACTCCCTCCTCTCCAACCAAAATCTCAGTCTGCATCCGGGGATTGATGTAACGGAAGCATCCGGCGTTTGGAACGCCGTCGCGGGAGTTCGACTCTCCTGTCCCCGACCATCGGGCCTTAGCTCAACGGCAGAGCACTCGGCTGGGGGCCGAGGAAATGCGAGTTCGAGTCTCGTGGGCCCGACCAATAACCAACGACGCACTGAGCGGTGGAGCCGTGGCGGGTGGCTCCAGACTGAAAGCTGCGAACACGGGGAGCGCTTTACCAGTCAAAGGGCGCGAGGATCCGGACCGCGGCCCCGCCCTGCTTCATTCCTAGGTCAATGAAGTGAGACGACCTCGTGCGGTACGTATGGCCTGCGGGAGTGAGAATCTCCCGGAGGTGCAGGAATCATTCTCCTGAGTTCTCGGCCAGCGTGTAGAAACCGCACACCTTACTGCGGTGTAGCACAACGGAAGTGCGGTCGGCTCTGAACCGACGTCAATGGGGGTTCGACTCCCTCCGCCGCAGCCAAACTGGGGGATCATTCAATGGTAGGATGCGCCGCTGTTACCGGCGTCATGGCGGTTCGAGTCCGCCGCCCCCAGCCAACTGCCAGAGGTTTTCAATCGTACCGTGGCGGGGCGGGGCGCGGCTCGGCGTAGCTCGGCAAGGCGCGGCACGGCAAGGGACGTACCTTCGGGGAGTCGGCCGCACTCCGATGATAGACCGGGGGGTCGGAAATTCGGGGGACCGTAGCAAAAGATGGGTTGCGCCCGCCTTTTAAGCGGAACAACGTCGGTTCGATTCCGACCGGTCCCACCATACGGATTCCACGGATCGTCCAAAGGTAGGACGCGCGGCCGATAACCGCGCAATGTGAGTTCGATTCTCGCTCCGTGGACCAACCGCCGGTCAGGCCGAGGTGGCCAAACTGCCCCGTAAGCAGCAGGGCGTGGGTTCGACTCCCCGGGCCGGCTCCACAAAATAGGAGCTAAGTGGCGATCAGTATCAAAGTCTTTGGTGGCACCGCGTCTTCCGACGAGAAGTCGCTCTGCCTCTCGTGCAAGAGGGCGACGATTATCCGGGGCCAAGCTCTCGACGAAGAGATCATCGAGTGCGGCGCTCTGTCCGGCGGTGGGGACCGGCTGTCCGGCGGTGGGGACCGGATCAGGTTCAAGGTCACCAGCTGCAACGCTTACAGAGACAGCGCGCAGCCCTCCCTCCAGGACATGCAGGAGTTGGCGTGGGTCCTGAAGACCGACAACAGGACCAGGACGATCGGGTTCGTCCCGGCAAAGAAGCTGAGCTCCGCCGAGCGGTATTCCTTGACGGAATATCAGGACTGAAACGCGAGAGGGGGGAGGAATGAGTAACTGCGAGAGGGCCAACGGGGACACGAGCTTCATCGGCCGCTTTGGGGGGACGAGCTGTACCTGCCCGGTAGGCTCTCAGGCGCCGGTGTGCCAGTGGTGTGCGGAGGTCATCACCGCTCTTGACGAGATCAGACGGCAGGCGTGGAACGAAGGCTGGGACGCGAGAAGGAGGGCCACGAAGTGGTGAACGCCCAAGTGACCAAGCAGCAGCTCGACGCCTACCGGAAGATGGACGTGTGGGCGATGCTGCTGAGTAGCAGCCCACTCATTTACTTGTGTACCCGAGCCCAGGTACTGTGGTTCGATCGCAAAATTTCGGGTGATGAGTTCAAGTACGTGCTCGGGGTCGTGGAGAAGGCCCGGCCCACCGAGGCCGAGCAACCCAGAATGGTGCGCTTCTTCACATCTCCCAGTGTGGGCGTCCCGCTCACCGCGCCGCAAACTGTGGGTCCTCGAACAGATCGCCAAGGCCGGACAGGAGGCGATCCAGAACTGAAGTCCGCAGTGCTCCTCAAGCTAACCCAGTGGAAGCGCTTCGCTGAAGACGAAGAGGGCCCGGTGCGACACCGGGGGGGGGCACCACTACGGGGGCGCAACGGTATCGACCGGGGCGCTTCGGCGTGACGTGCAGGCGGAGGGGCTCCGAGTCTCCCTCCTAAATCTCGACCGGAAACCTCAAGCGCAGACTACGCTCTGCCGCAGGCCGCCTAGGCGGCCTCGTCGCCCAGGTTCCTCCCTCGCTAGTGCCTGGAGCGGCGTCACGACGGCGAGGACCAGTACCCCAACGCCGTGAAGGGGTGACGCTCACGGCCAACTGACGCACACAAGCCTGTGCAACTCGTCGCGTCGTTCGTGTCGGGACGCGGGTTCGACTCCCGCCGCCTCCACCACTTCTCAAGGGGGACAAGACGCCACCCGGTCACGGGACCGGCGGAGGTTTGTATCTTCAGCCAGCGGGGTTCGACTCCCCGGGGTGGCTCCAGAAACGGGGTCGTATGCTAACGGTAGGCGGGCTGCCTTTCACGCAGTTGATGCGGGTTCGACTCCCGCCGACCCCACCAAACAGGAGAGCATGCAGATGGCGTGGGCACACAAGAGGAAGGGAAAGAAGCGCAAGCGCGAACTCCGCATCGTCCGCGAGCTTCACCGCCGCAGCGGTCCTAAAGCGGGCCACGGGTGGGCCGCCCGCAGGGCTGCCCGAAGAGCCAACGTTTCTGCTTCGAAGCGGAAGCGCCGGAAGGTCTAGGGACTCTCTCTGATGGGGAAACACGTCACTCGGGCAGACGTTGTGCTGGACCTCTACCACAGGGGCTACTCCGTCACTGAGATCGCGAAGGAGTTGTGCTGGAAAGGCCCCCGGTCGGAAATCAGAGCCATAATCGAAGAGTCAGGATCGGATCCGGACGATTCCCCGAGTACCGGCCAGGTCTCCGAAACCTGACGCCGTAACTGGAGATGCGGGTTCGAGTCCCGCCTCGGGGTCCACAAAGCCGCGTGGTCCAACGGAAAGGCGTAGGGCTACGAACCCTGAGATGGCAGTTCGACTCTGCCCGCGGCTTCCAGAGCTCCACATTCGCGGCGGACGCGAACCGGTTTCCTAAACCGGCAAAGCGGGGTTCGACTCCCCGGTGGGGCTCCATCTTCATCCAACGTGGCCCGGCGAGGCGGGGCGCGGCGCGGCCCGGCTGGGCTAGGCGAGGCGCGGCAAGGCAAGGGACGTACCCTCGGGGAGTCGGCCGCACGCCGATGATAGACCGGGGGGTCGTGACGGAGGCCCGCTGGTGGTGGACACCGCCGGCACTTCTAATGCCGGACCATCTCGGTTCGACTCCGGGGCGGGCTTCCAGTTTCATCCACGGTGGGAGGACGGTTCTCAGGGCGGCCTATAACCGCTCCCCCAGATCGGGGCCAGAACGGGGTTCGACTCCCCGACCGTGGTCCATTGTTTGGGAGGGAGACAAAACGTGGTCGAGTTTGGTTCTGAAGGCTACACCGCAAGGCTGTCTGGATGGCGCTGAAGGATGGGCCTCCTGCTAGCAGCGGTGGGGAGGTCGGAGTGAAGGTGGCAGTAGTAGGTTCGAGGAACTTCAAGTATCTGGACCTCGTGAAGGACTACATCGACTCCCTACCGGACAAGACGGTGGTGGTCACGGGAGGGGCTCGCGGAGTCGATGCTGCGGCCGAGGATGCAGCCAGGAAGCGGGGCCTGGAGGTGGTCGTGGTGACTCCCGACTACTCTTCGTATGGCCACATCGCCACGAAGGTCAGGAACTCGGTCATAGCCAGGATGGCCGACAAGGTGACGGCCTTCTGGGACGGGCTCTCGGGAGGTACGGCCAACACGCTAGCGTGGGCCGCAGTTTGGGGACGGCCAGTTGAGGTCTTCATGAAACGCAGATGGCGCAACACGCTCCACTCAACATGGGGACCGACGGATGCCCGAGGAGTGGGCAGTACGAAGGGGGGTTGATAATGAGCAAGGCGAGACAGAAACTCGTTCGTAAAGCCCTGAGGGCAAAAGAGAGCGAGTGTCGCTCCTGGAGGTACTACGTCGTTGTCGAGGAAGGCGGGCATCCCCTCAACATGGGGATCGACGGATGCCTGTGGAGAGGAATGGGCAGTGAAGCCTGCTCAAATATGTTTTTCAGTAGCAGGCGCGCCGCCAGTTCGGCCATCACGAGGACGGTGAGGCGGGGCCTCGCCTGGACTCGGGACAACAAGCTCAGGGTCGTGGAGAAGCTGGAGCGGTTCTGACCACACTGGAGGGTGCGCAGTTGGACAGCGGGTCGCCTGCTAAGCGGTCTAACGGGGTTCGATTCCCCGACCCTCCGAACCTGAGAAGCTGGAGACAAAAGTACGGAGAGTTTGCTTTGGGACAAGGCTGGGATTCGAATCCCTGGCTAGGCCGGTTCGAATCCGGCACTCTCCGCCAAACTAACGAGGGAGAGAATATAGCCATGACGGAAGAGACTGGGTCCGCACTTAGCTTCAACGAGTTCTCGGGCTTTGAGGAGTTCCCGAAGATCGCGAGGCTGTCGAGGGAGATCGTCGTAACCGAGAAGATCGACGGGACGAACGCCCAGGTCGCAGTAGATCATGACGGGACCGTCCGGGCCGGGAGCAGGAACCGCTGGATCTCCCCCGAGAACGACAACTTCGGCTTCGCCCGGTGGGTCAAGGAAAACGAAGCCTTGCTGCGCGAGACCCTCGGGGTGGGACGACACTACGGGGAGTGGTTCGGGGCTGGGATCCAGAGAGGCTACGGACTCAAAGAGAAGCGCTTCGCACTATTCAACGTGAGCCGCTGGGCCGACGTCAAGCCCCCGCTCTACAGCGTGCCGATCCTCTACAGGGGTCCCTTCAGCACGGACGCGATTGACGACGAACTGGCCTGCCTGGCTGAGCTCGGGTCTGAGGCGGCATCCGGGTTCAAGCCGGCCGAGGGGGTCGTGATCTACCACGTGGCCGGGAACGTCTACTTCAAGAAGACCCTCGTCGGGGACGATTCGCCCAAGTCGGCCCCAGACAGAGTCCTCCTGGGGGTGACCAAGGCATGAAGGTCCGGGTCAAGTGCTCTTGCGGCTGGTCCGGAGTCCGCAAGGACAGCCCGTCAGAGTGCTGCTGTTACGACGAGTGGGCCGTAGTCTGCACCGGGATGAGTCCTGGCCCCGGCTGCCCGCGCCCGTGGCTGTGCGCACCGTGCCCGAAGTGCGGCCTGAAGCCTTGGCGACAGAGGACAAGAGCCGAGAAGGCGGAAGATGCCAGAGTGGACGCCTTGCTCGCCCGCGAGCTGGCCACACAAGCCGGAAACTGACGGACGGGACCGAGAGCCTCTGGGCAGGGTTCGATGATAGAGTGGTGACATGGCAGAACGTCGGTGGAAAACTCTGGGCGGGGAGCCGGTCCAAGACATAGCACGGTGGGTCCGCGAGGCGTCCAGCGGTGGTCAGGTGGTCCACGTGGGTACCGACTCGCTACAGACCGGACGCTGGACCCAGTTCGTGACAGTCATAGTGATACATACTCCGGGCAAGGGGGGGCGCGTTTCTTACTCCAGGGAGGCCGTCACCAGGATCGTCTCGCTCCGAGAGAGGCTGCTGAAGGAAGTCTGGCGCTCGGTCGAGATAGCGCTGACCCTGGAGGCCGGGCCGAACCCGATGTCGATCCACATCGACGCGTCTCCTGAGGAAAAGAATCTTTCAAGCAAGTACCTCCAAGAGCTTGCGGGGATGGTCATGGGCAACGGTTTCAAGGCCGTAGTGAAACCAGACGCGTGGGCGGCCAGTCACTCCGCAGACTGGGTCGTCCGACACAAGGGGAAGATTCCGCGGGACGGTCCGCAAGCCGCTTTGAAGGCGGCGATGGGGGCGCGGTGAGCGCCAGGGGTTCGACTCCTCAATCTTCCTCCACCTCGGAGGCGAGGCGAACGGAAAGCAGCGGCGTTGGAAGCGCCGTGAGGCCCGAAGAGGGCCGTGCGGGTTCGAGTCCCGCCGCCTCCGCCACTCCTACAGAGGCACTTTGTGCTGACTGCGGAGGAGTGCCGGTCGTCCGACTGGTGACCATGTCGGCGCTCTGGAGGTCTCCGGCGAAGATTTTGCCGCTCTGCGAAGATTGTGCGTTCGGCACGGGGGAGTTGATCGTCGTCTAGGATTTCGGAAAATGTGGCGCGGCGCGGCGCGGCGCGGCGAGGCGCGGCATGGCCCGGCAAGGCAAGGCAAGGGACGTACCGCTCGGGGAGTCGGCGCGAGCCGATGATAGACCGAGGGGTCGTGGTTGACGGCAGGTGGAGCCGGTGGCCGAATGGCGAGGCAAGCGACTGCAAATCGCTCTATGCGGGTTCGAGTCCCGCCTGGCTCTCCACTATGCCACCATGCCCAGAGAGGTTTCGATGTCTCACAGGACTGTGTCGTGGTCTGACCTGACTTCTGATCAACGATCCCACCCAGAACGTACCAGGAGGAGGGTGCTCCGCTGCTTCTGCGGGGTGGCGACTGTTGGCCGCTGCGACCTGTGCGGGAAGCCGAGGTGCAGGATGTGCTCCAGCCGAGTCCGGGCCAGAGGGAAGCGCGGACGCGCTCACGTCAGGTGCGCCGTTCAGATAGGCGGGGTTCGGTCTCTGCACCAGATTATCGGGGCGTAGCGTAACGGCAGCGCGCGGGGCTTTGACCCCCGGCCAGTCCAGGTTCGACTCCTGGCGCCCCGGCCAACCCTACTTCTTGGACGGACTGGACAGACGTTTCCGTCCACTCGTGTTCGGGCCGGAGCTAAGCCTGGCCGGGCACGATTTGGCCACCTTTGGAGAGCCCCGAGCGTCTCAGGTTCGCTATCAGTTCGCGTATCGTCTTCTGCACGATCGGATCGTTCTTGAGAGCCTCGAAAGCGTTCATGAAGGCTGATTCTGTCGCCGAGAGTCCGCGGCGCTTCGGGAGGTTCACGTCGGTATGTTCGGTCATTGGCTCGGCGATGATCTGCTTCCCTCTCTGGGTGAACAGTGTGGCCGGTCCAAAACTCTCTTTCCCTGGGAGACTGGTCCCGAAGTCGTGCGTCGCCTTCTGGTGTGCGAGTTCGTGGAGTAGGGTGTCCGCAACATATTCAGGAGTCCCTTCCCTGATCGACTTCGGCGAGAAGACGATCGTGTCGGAGCGCCTGTCGTAATGAGGGACTGTGGAGTCGTTTTTCCCTATTCGTACCCTCGTCGGCTTCGTCTCTCCGAAGACGAACTTAAGCCTCGGGCGGATCCGGTTGAGCGCGATGTTGAGCATGTTGCTGAAGCGGTCGGCCTCAGTGCGCTCCCATTCGCCAACGAAAGTTCCAAGCCTCCTGTAGGAGGGCGGCGCCAGGTTCTCGAACTGCTCGCGCAGCGACTTGTACCTGGTGGCCTGCTCCATGACTTCCAGCAGCGCCTTCCGCTCCCAGGGCAGTCTGTTGTAATGCTTGAGGCTCATGTTCCAGTGAGGCTCAGGCCAGCCCATGAAGTATCCTGACCGCACGTTATTCCCCGCGGGATCGTAGATTCGTATGGTCCCGTACCTGCGGACTCCCATGGCCGTCTCTTGGCCCTTCTTCACTCCGCCCACGATCCGGACTGTATAGCCGACAGGATCCGTGAAGGATGCCAGCAGTTTCTTCGGAGGAGTTTGGCCGTACGAAGCTCCTGGTGCTTGGTACTCTCCACCCTGGCGCCACGGCACCTTGTACACGGCCTCGACTGGAGACTCGTTCCATTTTGGGCGCGGAACCGTCACGTCTTCAACCAACGGAGACTTGCGCGGAGCGGCGAACAGACCCTCCGCGGCGGAGGCGCTCAGGGCTTTCTCTGGAGGTATCAGTTCTTTCCCGGCCCCGACCACCTGAGCTCCTGGCTTGGCAGCCTGCTCAGGGGTGATCTTAGCTAGCGGACGGTTCTTCTTCGCAGCCTCGATGGACGCCCGGAGCTGCGCTTCGAGGTCAACCTGCTCGCCCCCCTCAGCGGGGGCTGGACCTTTTGGGCGGGGCCGTCTCCTGGAGAGGGACTTGAGGAGGGGCGGGCCAGGCTTGGCTCCGGCCTCGACCTCGGCGAACTTGGCCTCTATAGAAGGAGGCGCCGTCCCCTCTCTGGTGGACGGGTACTTTCTCTCCAGGGCTAGTATCGCCGCGCCACGACTCTTGGCTCCCTCAACGGCGGCGGCCTCTTTAGGGGTCACCCCGTGGATCCTGTACAGGGACCCGTCCGGCCTCTCCACTTCCATGACCCTCTGCTCTGGGTCGTAGCCGTAGCTCCTGAACCCCTTGGAGGAGATGCCACTCCTCTCGACTGGGGTCAGGCCGGGGCGCTCCGGCAGGACCAGCCTACCTTTGGGTGACCTCTCCGTCCTGAAGAGGTCCATGATGCTTGGCTTCGGGCTCTCGCCCCTGCGAGTCGCAGCCGCCGCCCTTCCGAACATCTCCTCCATCGCCTTCCCTGGGGCGGCTGGGACAGATGGGGCCGGTTCGGGGAGCGCTGCCTTAGCCAGCGGTGGGGATAGAGACGGATTTACAACGCGCGGTGCGTCTCCGGTGGCTGGCCCTACGATCCCGCCACGCTCCAGTCGATCTAGCAGATCAGTGGCTTTGGAGAAGCCGATGCTGAACCGGCGCTGAAGCATGCCGCTCGTAGCTTGGCCCTCCCGTCTAACGAAACGTGCGGCCTCGTCAAACAGATCACCTCCGCGTGAGGCTGCGCCCGAGCGGGAGGTAGTCTCTTGGACCGGTGGTGCTCCCTCCCTGGCCGGCTTCCCTGTCGGCCTCATCGTTGGGGCGGTGTCCGTCCTGCGCGGTCTGGCCTGCATACCAGTCAATCCCTGGCGTTCTGCCTGCAGCGCCCTGCCTGCCCACACCTCAGCTTCGGCCCTTGTCATCTCCCCGAGCGGGCTCCTGGGCCCGAACCGAGCCCTCCCCGCCATGAACTCCTGGATGAGCCACTCGCGGGTTCCCGGATCGGGTACAGTAGGTTCTGCTTTCTTCGGTGAGAACAATTTGTAGAGTCGAGCTAGATACCCGACCTTGCCTGGGACAGCCTCAGCGATGTCTGGCACGGAAGCGCGCCCGGACCCAAGCTTGCCTCCTGCAATGCCGCCGATCAGTCCTCCAGCGACCGCTCCGGGAGTCCCGGCGACCCTCCCTCCGACGTCTGAACCGACCATTCCTCCGAGGGTGGCCGTAGCGCCGATCTTGGTCCCCCGGGCGAGCATAGGAAATACTCCGGTCGCTCCGGACCCGAGCCCAAAGCCTGGCGACGTGGCGATGACGTTAGTCCCGATGCGTCCGGCCAACTGTCCGGCCTCTTCACCACTGGTCGGTTCGGCCGCTTCTTCGGCGAGCCTCATAGCTGCTCCCGGCAGGCCACTCGCCAGTTGTGGGAACAACGTCCTGGCTATGTCAGGTCCGGCCGCCAGCACTCCCTTCGTCAGGCCACGAGCTGTCGGAGACGACAGTCCAACAGACTCCAGTGCTGACGTCCCCCCGGACGCCAGCTCTTCTGCTGCCGGGATTATGCTCCGCGCGGGCTTGGACCGCTCCGACGCACGACCAGCGGCGACGTCCGCCTGCTTGGTCACAACGTCTTTCAAATAGACGGAAGAGAAGATCCTCTCCAGTTCTCTCTGGGTCGGCGGAGTCGGCCCTGTGATCTCGATCGCTCTCCCGTCTGGAGATGTCACCTCGTAGGTTGGCATCTAGGGCTTCACCCTGACCTTGAATTGTCCTACTTCGTACAGCTCCCCTCTCGGGGTGACCGCCCCCGATGCTTCTGGCACCCTGACTTTGAACCTGCCGACCTCGAACGCCTCTGATTCAGGAAGGAGGTGGCTCACGTCGATCCCGAGGTCTCCGAGCTTCTTGAGCGTGGACTTCTTCAGCAGAGGTTCCTTCGGTGGTCCTCCCATTACCCTCTCGTACTGGTTCTGGATGGCCTCGACCCTTCCGGCTAGAAGGTTGACCGCCTGCTGGATGGCGGCCCTGATCTGCGCCGGGGAGTTCGACGCGTCGAACACGGCCCTCCACTGCCTGATCTCCTGGTCGGTCGCACCCATGCCCTTGAACACGGCCGCCAGTTCGCCCTCGACTCCAGTCGCGGCGGTCTTGAACGAGGCCAGCCTTGGGTCACCTGTGGTCTGGGCCAGGCCGACGTTCTTGATCCTGTTCAGGATCGGGACCGGGAAGTTCTCTAGTTCGTCCGACGCCTTCTTCAGGTCCGCGAGGTGCTTTACGGACGTCTCCAGAGAGATGATGTTTCCTCCGGCCGTCCCCCTTCGGCTGGACTTCAGCTCCTTGAGGAATCCGGCCCTGGCCTGGTACTGGCTCATGTCGAAGCTCGGGTCGAACTGCTTCGTCATGTCGATGATGTGCTGCCTCTCTCCGGACCTGATCGACGCCACCTTCGCCGGGTCCAGGGTGTAGTCGGCTATGCCCTTCACCAGGTTCCTCTCGCTGATCGGGATGAGCCTCAGGAAGTCTTCTCCTGTGGGGACGTCCTGTCCCTCCGGGACCTGTGCGATGATCTTGTCCCAGGCGGCGGTGGCCAACTCCGTCCCCTTCTGGGGCTCTGGCTTCGGACCGAACCTCCCCGGGTCTGACGCGATCTGCTCATCCGTCCTGAGGACGGTCTCTCCAGTCTGCTTGTCCAGCACCGGCTTGAACGTCCCGACGCTAGGAGGCTTCCTGTACTTCGCCTCGATCCTGGCCCTCTCTTCCGCTACCTGCCCCTCCTGGAACAGCCTCTCCGCGAACGCCCTCGCGGCCTCGCGCTCGGTCGACACCCTGGCGGTGAGGGCCTCTTCGACCGGGCTCGCTTCCCTGGGCTGTATCCCGAACTCCTCTACTCCTGGGATCTGGACCTTCGGGAGCGCTGGCAGCCCCAGTTCGGACGGGGGGCCTACCGGGGCCGGGAACTGCCTCTCCTTCGTCGCGGCCTCGACAAGTTCTTGCGGGGCCCTGGACAGCTCCCTCTCTCCTGTCGCCAGCGCCCCCTGGGTGGCCATCTCCAGGGCGTCCATCTTGGCCCCCAGCTTCATCCCCCTGAGGCGGTGCTGGAGCGTCTCCATCTCCAGCTTCTTCTTCGCCTGGTCGAACTCACGGTCCTGCTTCTCCCTCTCCCGGTCTTCTTTCTCCTGCCTCGCCAAGAACACCGAGCCGAAGGCGTGGCTCAGCGCCCCACCGAGGGAGTCCCTCGGGTCTCGCTGGGTCCCGTAGGCTGCGAACGGGATGATGGGAGGACGAGTCGCCATCCGCTATCCCGGGAAGACTCCTGCCCTCATGAGGTCCCCGAGGGGGGGCGTCGCGGCTCCAGGGACTCCACCTCCTATCCCTCCGCCTCCACCGAAGAGCGGGTAGAGTGAGGAGAAGATGTTGGCTCCGGCCCCTATACCAGAAGCCAGCGGGCTGGGACCTGCCGGAGGAGGCTGTACGATCGGGCGCGGCTGCGGAGCCAGCAGTCCCAGGACGCTCAGGATGGACCCGATGTCGGCCGGGCCGGTCGCCTCAGTGAGTCCGGAAGTCCTGGTCGTCCCCCGCTGCCTCTGGCCTAGCCCGAACGTCTGGGCGAGCCTCTCTGACAGACCGATGTCCTCGGTCTCCCGAGACCTGCGCATCTCCTCCAGTTCGACTGGGAGCCGGGCCAGGGCTCCAGCGCGCTCTCGGCCGGCTGCGCTCACCGGACCGAGCCCTCCGCCTAGCCTGGCCGCCCTGTTCCTCTCGGCAGCCTCCGGACCGGCGAAGGCGCGGTTGATGTCCTGGGCCCTGGTCTCGGCGAACCCCGCCGGAAGAGCTCCGCCTTCGGACAGTCGGCCCCTGAGCACCTGCTGTAGGTTCGATATGTCCGGCTTGAACTGCTCCGCTATCTCCGGGGCGGTGAGCATGTCCGTCGTCGTGCCTCCGGAAGTCCTGGTCGTGGAAGTCCTAGGCCCGAACAGGAGTCCCCCCAGCGGCCCTCCGCCGACCGCTCCGCCTAGGGCCGACCCTCCCTGGCTTGCGGACCCGACCCCGAGAGCAGTGTCGATCCCACCTCCGTAAGCTCCAGGACCGAACTTGCCGGTCACCTGCTGCTGGAACGGGAGGCCGAACAGGCCAGATACCAAGTTCTGGAACTGCTGGAGGTCGGAGCGGTCAAGTCCGGACTGGCGCTGCTGCTGCTTGAACTGCTGCTGCTGCTGCTGCCTCGCGCGGTGCGCTCCGACGGCACTGGCGCCTGCTCCTGCCAGTCCGATTGCTGCGGGTATTGCTGCTCCTGCCGGCATCTCTATTTCCTCCCCGGGGTGACCATGAAGACTCGACCAGGCAGCTCCTCGGCCCCGAGCCAGTCCGCCACCCTCCTGGTTTCTACCTTAGAGTCCAAGATGACGGCTACCGCTGCCTTCAGCCCCATCGCGGACATCGCGTCGGACACCAAGTTCCAGAGCCTCCGTATGATGGTCGGCGACTTCCTGTGCTCCGCACTTATCCACAACGGCTCGAGGTGCACCACAGGTATCATAGCCCATATGGCGGCCACTCCTCCAGCCTCGTCTACCGCCGCGAACACCAGCCCTGTGTCCGGCATCTTCATCCCGTCGAGAGCTTCGCTCGGGATCTTCTCGTACTCGTCGCGCCCCAGGGCGCGGTACTCCATGCTCACACTAGCCTCCCGTCCGAGGCCCTGAACACCATCACGGAGTAGTCAGCGACAGTCACGTCTGTAGACGCTCCGCCCTGGGCGGTCAGCTTGAGGAGCTGGTTGGTCCTCCAGTCCACTGTGCCTACTACGTCGTTCTTGAGGATCGTCTCCGGAGCCGCGCCGCTGGCCGCGTTCCTGAGGTAGAAGCCCTGCAGGGCTCCCCCGGTAGGAGTCCTGACCGTGATGATCATGAAGAAGATCCCTACGTGGCCTGCTACGGCGGACGCTGAGGAGAACACGGTCACGCCAGTCCCACCCCCCACATACAGACGCACGGTCTTGGTGTTCGTGTTGTTGGCTAGAGAGACGACCCCAAGCACTAGTATCTTGCTGCCTGCGCACAGGCCGGCTTCGATGATCTTCCCGTACCGGGTCATTTCTGTCTCGGTCGTGGAGACGTTCGCCTGCCCGGACGAGAACCCCACCCCGAGGACGTTCTGCCCGGACAGCCGGAACTGGTCCACGGCTCCGAACAGGGTCCCCAGCACGTTCACGTCTCCGTCGAGAAATACTGCTCCGAGGTGACCGCTTGCGCTCTGCACGGCCCCCCCACCCCTGTCTGCGGTCGGTGTGGGCGGAGTGCTCCCGTCTCCTGGGACCAGTCTTATGTCGTATCCGCTCTCTAGGATCAGCTTGAGCGCTGACGTCAGCCTCAAGTCCCAACCTCCGGCGTCTAACGACACCCCCCCGTCGACGGACTGGGAGAGCAGGGACTCCTTGCTCACCTGGCCCCCCGGGAACACGTCGTTCGGGTCTTGCCACTGTGGCTTGACGGACAAGTTCCTCGCGACTCGCTCAAGCTCTAGCAGGCGAGCTTCTGCGTCGACCGGCTGGTCTTGGCTCTCCGGCCGCTCAAGGTGTTTTATCCTGGTCTCGAGGTCCTTCAGCGCTCGCTGGACGGAGACCGGTGCGTCCGTGGGTAGTATCAAGACCCCTCGCAGAGTGGGCTGCTGGCCGACTGGCGGCTTCTATCCCACGGGGAGGGGTGGGAGCCGGGACAGGCCCTGCCAGGCGCTCTCAGGCGATCCTGGGGCTCCTGGAGCCCTCCTGGTGCTAGGCGTGCTGCCCTACCGGCCAGACCTGTACCCACTTGTGCTCCGACCTGTCGTTGCCAGAACCCCTGGTCCTGACCCTGACGGAGTACGGCTCGAACCCTATGTTTCCGGTACCGCTGGGGTTGGTCGTCCTGATCAGCAGCCTCGGCCTGCGCGCCTTGAGGCCCCTCGGGATTACCCTCCTGTACATGCTCCTCCGGTTTGGAGTGACGGCGATGGTGAGCGGGGACTGCGCCACGTCGTCCTTGTACGGCACGAGCTCCAGGTTCACCGGCGATATGCAGTCGCACTCGACTTCCTGAATCCAAGTCAAGTCGCCGTTGTCTTGCGGGAGGATGGCCCCGGTGTCCAGGGCCATCATCTGCTGTGGCCTCTGCCTGTAGCTCAGGTTGAAGTTGTTCAGGACGAACCCGAACCCGAACGTGCCAGAGATCCTGAGCTGCGCCCTGAAGAACGGAGCCAGGGACGACACGTCCACCCTCGCTACCCCGAGTCCGCTGGACTGGAAAGACTGGCTGAGTGAGGCCGTGATGGACCCGTCCAGCAGCACTTCCACCACCCCGGAGGTCCCGCCGGTGTTGCAGAGGAGCTGGAGGTCGAAGGGGTCCTTCCTGGAGAGCGGACTGCCGCCGTCCTCGACCGCGGTCAATATTGAGACTGGGATCCCAAGACCGAGGTCCTGCGTCCCCGACTCCAGCTCCAGGACCCTGCCGTTGTCCGTACCGGCTATCATCTTCCCGTCCGGCTCTCTGAACAGGGACAGGATTTTGTGTGGGTAGACCGTCCTCGACCAGCGCCCCGACATGAACCTCCACACGACGTTGGAGTCGACGTCGCTGCTCTCTGGGGCCACCATGTACAAGATGTGGTTGTCCACCGCCAGGCGGAACCTCCCGCTCACCGTGTTGAGCGGCTCTACCCCGTGCCTCGTCTTCCCCCTCCACAGGAGAGACACCTGGGTCTCTGGGACGGCCGTCGTCGTCACGCCTGAGACCTGCATCAGTCCGTCGGCGGCTCTGTAGACGACCGAGTTCCCGTCGGTGTAGTACGACTCGTCCACTGGGGGGTTGCCTACTCCGAGCGGCTCCGGGAACATGTCCACCGCAGACCTGTCCGCGCTCTCGTCGCCGCTTCCCCCTATCCGGACTATGTCCTTGGTCATGCCCACCAGGATCCCGCCGTTCGTCCTCACCGCCCACTTGGGGACACCCCACGGCCTGAAGTCTAGGACGTGGTACAGGGAGAAGTTGGACGGGCTGTCGGAGGCGCTCGGGTAGACGTAGCCCTCCTCGGTGATGGCGAACATCCTCCCCGCCCACGGGCCGGCCACGGCCACGATGTTATCCGGGGCCCCGACGGCGCCTGGCTCCAGTGCGATGTTCTCTACCAGAACGTCCATCTCGCCCTTCAGGACGTCGACGCTCACTGTCGGGTCGATCGTGAAGCTGGCGATGGCCAGCTCGTACGCAGCGTGCCTCATGCTGTCGGCCGCGTCTATCGACCCGTCTCCGGACGGGTCCGTCTCCTCCAGTGCCAGGGTGGAGGTGGACGGGTTGCTGCTTGTCACTGCGAAACGATAGAAGGTGTCGAGGAACCCACCGAACAGGTAGATCCATATCTGGTTCGTCTGCGGGTCGGCCGCGTTGACCGCCTCGGCCGGGATGGTCACCCTGAGCGCCTGCTGGGTCAGCACGATCTCGTCCGACAGCGGGGACACTGGGGACTTCTCGACGTAGTTCCCGGTGTCGCGGACGAACCTGTAGCAGACCCGGTACTTCCCCGTCAGGGACCGCGCTCCTCCTCCCTGGATCACGGCGCTGTCGAACTGGGCCACTGCCGTGGAGCCCGGGACCACGGTGTACACGACCTTGAATCCGCGAACGGTCTTCCAGTCCCGCCCCTGTGTTCCGCCGACCCTCTTGAACTGCCCCCGCATGACCGAGAAGTGGGTCCAGGCGGGGGACGCCTCGGAGGCGTCGTGTCTCGCCCGGGCTCTCGGCCCGGAGAACCTCTGGAGCCTCTTCAGGACGCGGGACACGTCCGCTGGGGTCCTGACTTGAGTCACGTCGCTGATGGTGAGGGCGGTGGCGGTCTTTATCGCGGCCGCGCTGTAGGCTATCGACGTGTTGGCGGTCTCGTCCTTGACGTCGACCTCTCCGTCCTCCCTGATCCTGAAGTCGAAGTAGTAGTAGTCGTCTCGGAACGGGTCGTCCCCGGTGTTCAGCCCGAACATGACCGTGACCTTGTCGACCCGGCGCGGGTCTTCCAAGAACGTGTACATGTCGAACAGGTCGGTGTCTCCTCCTATGCTCCCGGAGATGTTGAGCATGTTCTGGTCAGAGGCGAACTTCTTAGACGCCGACGCCCTCCCGGTCGTCGGGTTCGGGGCTAGCCGGATGGCTCCGTTCGCGGTGGAGTCGAACCCGGTAGTGAACGAGCCTGTACCCTCGTTGACCACGAACGCCGGACTCTCGGTGTTCTGGAAAGTAGCGACGGTGAAGAAGACGGCGTTGGTCGCCGTCAGGGTCGGCTTGGCCACCGGGGCAGCAATGCTCCAGTTCCTTAGGGCGGACCCGTCAAACTTCTTCTTCACCGTGCCGCGGGCCGCGAACACCTGGTATGAGTCGTCTGCGAACGAGACGTCACCAGACCCGTCGAACACGACGCTCTGGTCCACCCCGTTCAGGTACAGGTTGTTGTCGACGCACATCAGGCGCCGTATGGTCCCGTCGATCTCGGCAGAGTAGAGGCTGTGGGCCCTCTGGTGGAACAGTCCGGAGTAGACGGACCCGGTCCCGAGCCTGACTGACATGGCTCCGGCCTCGTCTGGCACTACGTTGTCTGCCCGCAGGAGCGCGCCCTCCGGGGCCCCGACGGAGTCGGCGTCCGGGAACCAGGAGTGCCCACCCAGCGCCTTGAAGAGGTTCTGGGCCGTCATTGGTCCTTACGGTCCGTCCTGTGCCCCGACCACCTGGAGGTTCCCGCTGTCTGAGGTCGACGCGTTGGTCAGGACCGTGGTGCCGTCGGCCTTGTACATGGTCTGGGTGTTGACGCCCTTGTCGTGCTCCCTCTTGAATGCGAGGCGCTGGAACAAGAACTGGAGCTTCTCTCCGGTCGTGCTGCCGGTGAGCTGAGCTCCGCTCCACGACGCCAGCTCAGAGATCACGATGTTCCACACGTCGTCCCCAGGGACGATCACGTACTCGGTCCCGCTGGCCGGGGCCGTCCACGCCCTGTTCACGGTGCCGACCCTGGTGGAGCCAACGTAGTCCGTGATCACGCGAGCTTGTCCAGCTCCGGTTCCTGCCGTGAGCAGTATCAGGCCCCCGTTGAAGAAGTCGTCCTGGGTCGGTGGGGCCGGAGAGCTCTCAAGAGTGAAGGAGGTTCCTCCTCCGGCAGACAGGATGCCGGCCCTCAGGACCATCGACTCCAGGTAGCCCTTGATCCTCGGGAGGGTAGACGCGCTAGGGGCCACGCCCTCGAAGGAGTAGCCACCAGTGGACGCCTTGGCCCTGATCGCCGAGGCCGACGACCCGATCTGCGAGGCGTCGATGTCGATCTGCCCGAGGCGCTGCTTGGTCTCAACCTGCAGGTGGAGGTCCCTCCAGGCACTCCCGGCGTCCTGGAGCACGACCACGACGTCGGTGGCCGTCATCTCCCCGGCCGTCAGGGTCAGGCTGAACAATCCCTCCGAGGCGAGTGTCGTGACCACCGCGTTGGTGGTCTGAGCGAAGGCGCCGCCGTCCTTGCTCACCCTGGAGTCGGCCGCCACCACGTCGGTCCCGGTGTAGAAGTCGTTTGGGCCCGTGGCGGCTGGCTGGTCTAGCGAGAAGTACAGGGTGCGGGCGACCCCGTACTGGCCCTGGAACATCTCCATCCTAGGCATGTGGCTATTCTACCTCACGAGACGAACCGGTCTATGTCTTCCTTGCTCCCGTCGAAGCTTACTGACGTGGACGCGTAGACCGTCCCCGTCGGGAGCTGGCTGTGGAAAACGGCGTCCGACTTGTAGAGCTGGATGGTGGTCGCGGACCTGTCGTGCTGGAAGGCGAACCGCTGGAAGCACTGCTGCAACTTGTCGCCGCCGTCTCCCCCGGGAGCGACCGCCGCGGACAACTCCGTCGTGGTAGACGCTCCGGTGATCCCGGCGTAGGTCGTGTCCCACATCTCGGCCCCAGGCATCAAGACGAACACCGACGTCGAGTCCGGGTTGACGACCCAACTCCGGTTCACGTCCGCGATCCTGGACGCCCCGGTGTAGTCCTTCACGAGGCGAGCCTGGCCAGCTCCGGTCCCTGCCACGACCACGACCACGGCGCCGTTGTAGAAGTCGTTGGACGAGCTGGCCCCGGAGTCCAGGGTGATCGTCCCGGCCGCCCCACCCTGGGCGATCCCCACCCTCAGGACCATCGACTCCAGGTAGCCCTTGACGCGCGGAACCTCGGACGCGCTCGGGGCCACCCCTTCGAAAGAGTTCCCTCCGGCAGACGCCTTGGCCCTGATCGCTGAGGCCGAGCCTCCCACTCCGCTGTAGTCGAGGTCCAACTGCCCGACTCGCTGCCTGGTCTCCACCCGGAGGTGGAGGTCCTGGCATATCGGGACGATAGCGAAGACGTCGTCGTGGATCATGACCAGTACGTCCGTAGCGGCGGTCTCGGCCGGGGTGAGGTCTAGGGAGTATAGCTTCTCCCCAACGTGTACCGGGAGGTTCGTGGCGTTGGCGAAAGCGGCTCCGTCCTTGCTGATCCTCACGTCCCCGGCCTCGAACGCGAACGCCCCGGAGGCGAACACGTCCGGGTTGACGGACACCGGGACGTCCAGGGAGAAGTACAAGGTCCGGGCGACGCCGTACTGCGCTCGGAACCTCTCCATCCTCGGTGACGACTGCCTGCGGGCCGTCTCGCCTGGGTCTGCTCCCGTGGTGAAGCTGAGGGTCGAACCGGAAGCTCCGTTGGCGAAGCCAGGGCTCGGCCACTCCACGAAGGCCCTGAAGAAGTAGGTGGTAGAAGCAGAGAGTCCCGCCAGGGCCTGCAAGAACGCCTTCTCGGTGGATCCGGTGAGGTTCTGGTACGCCGTCAGGTTGGCCCAGGACCCCGGGGTCGCACCTCCGTCTGAGGTCCCCCAGCCGAACCTGACCCTGACGCTGATGGAGTTCGGGTTCGAGGTCCCGTTGAGCGTGGCCGAGTCGTGTCCAACCCCGCTGGCAGCGACCGTGGTTATGGTAGGAGCGTCCGGGCTAGTCGTGAAGGTCCCTATGGTCCCGAAGTTGTCCGTCCCGTTGTTGGTAGTCCGGGTGACCCGCAGCCGGTACTCGTACGTCGTGCTCCCGACCAGGCCGGTGACGGTCACCTGCCGAGTCTGGACCGAGTAGCCCGAGTAGACCTGGCCGGCGGTCTCTGTCCACGTGCTGCCCCCGAGGACCCTGTACTGGAACAGCGCCGTCGCCGTGGACTCGTTCGTGTTCGGGAAGAAGCTCTGGCTCAGCGTGGCCTGGCTGTTGGTCACTCCGCTGGTGGACGGGGAGCCAGAGAAGGTCAGGTTGACGGCGTCGGTCTTGAAGGCGAGCTGGCCTCCCGTGTGGGTGGCGATGAAGTCGCCAGTGTCGCACACGTACAGAGTTCCTCTGGCACGGAAGACGTGGCCCCTGTCTGCCGCGAGCTCAGACACGGTGAGGAAGCCCGAGTACGACAGCCCGGGGACCCACTCGAAGTCTTCTCCCCAGGCGGAGCTCGGGATGCAGATCGTAACGGTGAAGAACCCGAACGACCCGTCGGAGAGTAGGATCGGTCCCTCGCTGTCGAAGGGAGGAGCTGTGAAATTATTCCCCACCTCGTAGTCGAACCCTACCCGGTAGTCTCGGTCTTGGGTCGGAGAGAACGCTCCGCTCCCGGTGGCCCGGCCCTTGAAGGTGACCTGCTCAGTGCGAGCGGACTGGTTCACCGGGCCGTGCGTGGCCGAGATGGTGTTGATGGCCACCCGGACTCTACCTCGGCCTCAGGACCAGCACTCTCAGCGTCCCTGAGGATAGGTCGACCGCGGCGGTGGTGTGGTTACTGAGGACCACCGTGACGGTGTTCGCCGAGGACACGTAGGACGAGAGAGTGAGCCCGCCCAGGCTCAGGCTGAACGAGGTCAGTACTAAGTCACCGAGTTGTGCTCCCTGCACCGTGACCGTGTTCGTCACCGCCTGCGTCGCCGGGACGGAGCCTGGGTCCCAGGTGGACGTGACTGCGGACGTGGACGCACCGCTCAATCCTAGGGTACTTATCGACACCTGGGTCCCGTTGAGAGTACCTCCCCCGGGGGCAGTCTTCGAGACCTGCCCGGTCCCCAGGTCGATGTCTTCTCCGACCAAAGTCTCAAAGACCAAGGCCATTTGGAATAACCTCCTTACCAGTTTACACGCGGGTACGGCCACGGGAGCTGCACGATCGGCTTGCGGAACGGACGCGGCTTCGTCAGCCCGAAGTGCCCCACGCGAGCAGCAGTGGTCCGGCTCATCCTCCGGATGATCCTCGCCACCCCGGAATCGAACCTAGCCATGTAGTGGCCCGCCATCTTGAGGTTCTGCCCAGGACCTTCTCTCTTGAGCGCTTTCGACATCGCGTAGAACACGACGTAGCGGACGTAGTGGTCTGGCATCTCGAACTGCGCGGACCCGGGGTCGGTGCCCCTTCGGAATACCTCCACGCGCACGTTCTTTCCGTCCCTGTAGACCCTCCTGGGGGTTCCTCTCCCTGGACCGGCAGGGAAGTGCTCTGGAGCCTGCCTCAGACCTCCCCAGGACCCGAGCACCGGCTCACCGGAGCCGAACTCGTCTGAGGAGGCCCTCCTCAGGGTGCCGTATGTGCCGCTGTGCTCGAAGGTGTCGGCCCTACCGTCCGGGACGGGGACTTTCCTGATAACGAACACTCCGTCCTCGTCCAGCACGTACGCGGTGGTCGGGCCGACCGTGTACAGGTACCTCCCGTCCGCCCGCTTGACTCTGGACGAGTGCACCGGACCGATGAGGTAGTCGTCGTAGGTGACCCTGTCGACCTCCAGGAGAGAGTTCGGGAGCTCCGTCGCCGGAACGAACAAGTCGGTCTCGATGTGGTCTCGCTCCCACGGGGAGGTGTGGTTCGCTGGTCCTGCCCCGTTCGAGTCGTAGTCGCGCTCCCACTCCCCTCCGGTGAAAGACAGGAGACCCTGGAACAAAACTGCGAACGGCTCTTCGAACCGACCGGTGTGGTCGCCGGCGTACGGGAGGTTTTCTGAGTACGTCACGTCCCAGACGGCGCGAGTCCTGCGGCAGAGTTGATCGTACCCGTCCCGGACGTAGCCCCCGACCTCAGCCCTGCTGGTCCACACCTCCTGGGCCTCGTCCTCCAGCTGCCTGAAGGTCTTGTCCGTGGCAGTATCTAGGTTCATCTCGTACCGAAGTGCCCCCTCATCGGTATCTGGGTCCTGTTGGCGACCCTCTTGTCTAGTTCCCTAGACATCTTCTCGAACTCGGAGAAGTGCTCCAGGGCCTTGGCAGTCTCGTCGTCCCTGGCTAGAAGGTCGTAGACCGCGTACTCCACAAGGGTCCTGTGGTACTCCTCCGGGAGCTGCCTCGGCCTCTCGGTCTCGTCGGTCATGTGTGGGTGGAGGGCTTTGCCCTTGAGATGAAGGACGCTGTCCTGGGACCTAGACCTCGGGTATATCCCGAGCCACCATAGGCCGCGCATGAACCACTGGTCCGGTTCTCCGTCGTTGCGGATCCACTGACGGGACGTGAAATCGTCCAGGTCGCGCACGTTCGTGGCGTCTATCCATCGGCTCCTGGCGGGGTTGTATATGCTGGAGACACGCAGGAACGGCTCGTCTCCTACTGTCCGTACGTCGTGGTAGACCGCCCTGGCCCTGAGCGTGAAGACCGCCGTCCGCTCGTAGAACTCCGTGGCGTCCGACAGCTCGTCGAGTCCGTCGTTGATGCTGTCCCTCGCGTCAGACCTGGACCACCTGCTAGGCGAGCCGGTCTCCTCCTCGATGCGCGTCAGCACATCGTCTATGATCTCGCCGAGAGTCACGGCCCAACTTCCCTCCCTCAGTCGAAGCGGGCCACGTCGCTGAACGGGACCGAGTCTACCACCTCGACCCGCTCGATCGGGATCTCAGAGGCGGGGACCCCGTGGGAGTCCTGCGCGAGGGCTCCAGTGAGGACGTCGGAAACCGGCTCGATGAACACCTGGGGCTCTCCGGGGAGGTCGGAGTTGTACCTCACGGTGCGGAACTTGAGGTGCTCCAGGAGTCCCCCGTCTTCGGTCTTCTTCCTCAGGTAGACAGTAGCTCGGGCGGACGCGTTGTCGTAGTTCGCCATTCTTGGTACCTCTGCAAGGCCGGGCGATGGCCGGGCCGCTCTAAGTTTACCTCTTGTCGCCCGCGTCCTCAACCCTGATGAACGAGCCCTCGGCTCCGTCCCTGTGCTTGGTGAACGTGTCCACAGTCACTACTAGCGGGTCCGCCTCGTGCCCGCACATAATTCCGGTGTCGACGTACGGGGGGAACCCGGCCTTGGCCGCCGAGATGCAGAAGGACAGGTCTTCGCTGTACTTCCCGTACTGGAACGGGCCTCCGGCCTCCTTGACCTCCGGGAGGTCGGACACCGCCCTCAGCATCTTCAGGGAGGTGGCGCAGAACCCGAACCCGACCCCTCCGACCAGAACCAGGGAGTTCTCGGACCACGTCCTGGCCCAGTGGAACGCCTCTCCGTCGAACTTCCCGAAGAGCGGGTGGTGCGGCGGCCTCCTCTGGAAGTAGACCCCAGACACGAAGTCCAGCGCTTTACCTAACGGGCACGTGTCCTGAGACAGGTACGCCGCGAGCCTGGCTATCGCCTGCTTCGGGACCACCACGTCGTCGTCAACCCACACGACGGCGTCCGGGGAGTCTTCAGACATGAGGGCTGTCTTGACGACCATGTTTCGGGCAGCGGCGTAGCCGAGTCGGTCCGGGCACGCCGCGCCAACCCACTCGTGCCCGCTGTTCGCTGCGTGCATGACGGCCGCGAGGAGGTAGTTCGCCGGGGTGGTCGGTATCGGTCCGTAGGACGGCCTGGCCAGTACCAACCTCACGCTTCGCCCCTGTACCTTAGCCACGCGAAAGCCCTGACGTTAGGCCTCCTCCACTCGTCCGTGGCTCCGTCCATCGCCAGGTCGAACAGTCTCTTTGCTTCGTCCACCGACAGCGAGGCTCCCGCCCCGGGCTCGAGGTCAGGAGCCTCTCCGGCCGGATTGGTCGGGGAGTAACGGGAAGCTCCGCACGGGCACGCCTGTCCGCTCCCGCCCTTGCACGTGGCGGAAAGTTCTTGGAGCCGTGTTATGACGGCGTGGCACTGGGAGCAGCGGTAGAAGTCGTACACGTTCCCTCCGGTCAGCTCTTCTTCACTCATGTGTTCCTCACACCCTCGTGCACTTCGCGCAGGCTCCGTAAGTGTCCGCTCGGTTGTTGAAGTGGTCTTCCCTAAACTTGGAGTACTTCTCGGACGAGTAGACGTCTCGGAGGCTCTGCGCCTTCAGGTCTCCGAACCCGTCCGGGTGTCCGGTCGCTTCTCGGGCGAAGTTTCCCAGCGGGTCTAGGCAGCACATCGTCACGATTCCGTCGAACGTGACGTATATCTGCCCCAGGGCTCGTCCGCACGCCTCGGCGTAGTCCACCGTCCTCTCGTTCTCGTTCTCCCCGGCCCAGTTGGACTCCAGGACTACCTGCCCGTAGCCACCTCCGCTGCGGTGACCCCACCGGTAGTAGAAGCTTCGCATGTCGTCGCTGGTGAAGTTGGTCCCGTCCATCACGGCCTTGACCTGGATTTGTGGGTGTCCCCTCCTCGGGGTTGACCCTATCGCGTCCTCTATGTTGCGCACTACTCTGTCGAACACCTTGGGCGAAACGCCCATGATCTTCGCGTGCTGGTCCGCCCGGACCGCGTTGAGGCTGACGCTGACGCACGACACTCCAGCCTCCGAGGTCTCTAAGAACTTTTTCCTGGTAAGGGAGAACCCGTTGGTGTAGTAGTCGATGAACCAGTCCGGCCTCTTCTCCCTGGCGTACTTGATCCTCTTGGGGAGCATGGCGTCGAGCAGGGTCTCCCCTAGCCCCGTGATGCAGAGCTGGTCTATCTTGTCGGACCCGGCGGCCTCGTCGACGATCTTCGTGTACAGTTCCCACGACATGATCCCGGCCGGCCTCCCGTGGACTTCGTAGTAGGACCTGTCCGTGAGCGGGCAGAAAGTGCACGCAGCGTTGCACCTGCCGCCGACATTTTCCAGTTGGAGGTGGATCACCTCGTCAGCCTCGCCGGCTTGACCGCCCTGAGACCGAACTCCAGGAAGTCGTCTCCCTCTTTCACGTGCTCAGCGACGAAGTCCCCCTTCCACAAGTGCCTGAAGTCTGACATCGGGGTAACCCCGACCTCCGAGTACTTCGACTGGTCTAGGAACGTCATTGACCCGGACGTGATGACACGCTTGTGGCTGGGGTCTCCCCACGCCCACATGCTCTTGTAGCTCGGGCAGGTGCCTACCAAGACCCCGCCGCTCTTGAGAATCCGCCATATCTCGTAGAAGTGGGAGAAGAAAGATACCTCGTCTCCCTGCCTCCCGAGGTGCTCCAGGATCTCGAACGCCCCGACCACGTCGAAGCTGTACGACTCCAGGGGCCACGGGGTCTTCTCCATGTCCCACACGACGTCTGGGTTGTGAGCCGGGTTCACGTCGAGCCTGACCAGCTCGTCTGGCTCAGCCAGTCCGACCGGGTAGAGCGGGAACCCAATCCTAGACCCGGCCCCGACGAGCAGACCCCTCACGCCTCACCTCTCTATCTCCCCAACGTCCCGGCCGTGAGCCGGGAGACCGATCAGTAGTCGTCGCCGGTCTTGCTCTCGCTGCCGTAGTTCGCCGGTAGCTTCCCGCCGCTGTACTTGCGGACGGCGTCGCGGCTCTGGCCACCACCGTAGCTCATGCCGCCGTTGTTCTCCCTGGTGGCCACCCCGTCGAGCTTCGTGTGCTCGCGGTCGCACTCGGCCTTGGCCTCCTTCAGGTACTTCGAGAATGAAGACCCTCCGGACTTCTCGGAAGCCGGCGCCCCCATGTCGTCGTAAGACTCCTCCTTGACGCTCGGGACCTTCGGCTCCGGCTTCACGTCGTGCGCGTAACCCATCTTCTCCGGCATGGCTCAAGACCTCCAATAAAAAGAGTCTACCACAGGGCCGACACTGACTTCAGGGCCGCCACCGCCTGGGTCGCGGCCGCGGTCAGCATAGCTCCGCCCAGGAGAGCCACTAGTCCGTACGCTATCTTCTGGACCGGCCCGAAGGCGTCCTTAGAGACGAACTTCTCCCCGAGGTCTTCCACGGCCTCTGCTACCTGGTCCACCTTCTCCTTGATGTACCGGATCTCCACCCTCGCGGCGTCGACCTGGTCGCAGTGTTCACAGCACGCGGCCGGCATCACCTACGTCCAGTTCTCGGTCTCGGCTAGCCACAGCCCACCGTCCGGGTCGCCGTTGTTCCTCACCGGGACCAGACGGAGGACCGCCCCGGAGTGGCCCCCGCTTCGGAGGTGCGGGGCCTGGTCGCCAGAGCTGATGGTCTCTCCGCCGAACCCGCTCACGATGCTGTCTCCCGACGCTAGGACGACGCTGACGAGCCCAGCTTGGGTCGCGAGAATCGTTACGTTGGAGCCAAGCAGTGCGGCCGGGAGGTTGACCGTGATGTTCGCGGAATCAGCGTTCGTGTACACCCGGTGCTGTACCAGGCCCGGCCAGTCTGACAGTGCCATCAGTTCACCTCAGTGGGGTAGTGGGTGTCCGCCGGGAGACCGCCGAGCCTGGCCCGGAAGGTCTCCCGACGGCTTCGTCCTGTCGTGCGGCGAGGCGCTACCCTAGAGGGCCCTGATCCACGCCTTCTTTTGCGCCACAGCCGGGGTCGTAGCGGTCACGAAGTCCTCCGCGGCGTAGAAGAACCCGTTGGCTCCGGTGGCAGCGGTGGTCTCCAGGGAGGCCAGGTGGTTCGCGCTGGCCACGGCGATCAGCACGTCACCGGCGTTGATCGAGTTGTTGGTCGAGTTGGTGACGTAGACCTGGCTGTTGAAGCCGTAGACCTGGAACTTGCCGAAGGCCGAGTCAGCGACGGACTCTGCCGCGACTCCGACCGCCAGCCCGAGGGTGGCGGCGGCGGCCTGGCTGACCCTCACCCCGTTGACCGAGCTCGTGATGTCGAGGACGGCGATGGCCCCCTGGGAGATGGTCGACGCCTGGACGTTCTGCAGGACCGAGAAGACCTTCTCCGCGTCGGTGCGGTTGATGCGCTGGAACAGCATGTGTTCACTTCCTCAATGAGCGTTTCACTTGCCCGCGCGCCCAACGCTCTGACCCGACGCGCGGAGTTGGGTTAACGGGGGCCGGTGCTCTGGCCCCCGCCGTTTTGCTCAGTTCGACTACGAGGACACGGTCAGGTCGATGTTCCCGGCCACGCCCTGCTTCCTGCGGTTCGAAACCCAGTGCACGCCGTACCAGAGGATCTGGGCCGTGCGCGCGTCCTGGTTCTCCGGCCGGATGAACGGCCCCGGGGCGAAGTTGTGCTCTTTGTCGAAGGTCACTCCCAAGAACTGCGTGTTGAGCATGAACCACGAGCCCTTGGTGACGGTCGTGGAGCCGTTCTGCACGTCCACGGTGAACTCCTCGGCCACGACCGGCTTGCCCTTGAAGAGCAGGCTCTGGAACGGGATGTCGGCCTTCTGGTAGTCCGGGTTGCGGTGCGAGGCCGCGAGGGCGGTCTCGTACAGGTCGAAGGTGCCCAGGTCGACGATGTGGGCGTCGGGAGACCCTCCCGGGCCCTTGGAGCACTGCGTGTACAGCTCGCGCAGCTGCTTCAGGATGGCCGCGAACGAGGCGCCGTTGGCGTTCTTGGTCTGGTTCCTCCACCAGGTGTTGGTGTTCTGGTTGATGCTGCCGATGACGGTCGAGGTGGTCGGGGCGAACTTGATCAGCAGTGGCAGCGGGTCGATGAACACGCTGGCGTTCAGGGGCGAGACGTAGGCGGACGTGACGGACGTGGTGTCGTTCTTGCCCTGGCCCCTCATCAAGGTCTGGGCGAAGAAGTCCTCGATCCCCAGGAGGGCCTGCTTGGTGCGGAGCTTGAGCAGGTCGAGGACCCTGGTCCCCTGGGCGTCGCGGTTCTGGAACTCCTCCAGCCCAGAGATGGTCACGTGGCTGGCGGTCTGGCGCCAGTCGAAGAAGGCGTCGGTCACGCCCTCGAACGGCGTGGTGTCGAGCTGGGAGTAGCCGGCGTAGGAGTCCGAGGCCACGAGCTCGTACATCAGCGGAACGGCGTACTTGGCCCCACCGGAGCTGACGCCCTTCCAGTTGCCCTTCTTCTTGTAGAAGTACAGCAGCTTGGTCCCGGTGCTGATCTGGTCCTCGATACCCGGACGGATGAGGTCGAGGGTGGTCGTCAGGACCGAATCGTAGATCCGGGTGAGTGTCGTTGCAGGCATTCTGTCAGTCCTCTCGTCAGAGAGTAGTTAACGCGGGCGGACAAAACTGCTCGCGCGGAGCCCCCGCCCGGGACTGCCCGCGCCTGCTGAACTACCTGGCTCTGACGTCGCTGCGTGTCGCCCGACTACCTTCCCGCCGGCGCGCCCTGTGGGCGTTGGCTCTCGGGGACGGTGGGGCTGTTCCTGCGACGGCGCCTGCTCCCGCTCCGTGTCTTTCCCGCCCTCGACCCCGCCGGCGCGCCCTGTGGGCGTTGGCTCGGCTTCAGGTCTGGCGGCGTGTCACGCGGTCGCCTGCTGGCCGCTTCCGCTCTCTGTCTCTCTCGCTCCGGCTCAGACCCTCCGGCTGGCGCCGGCGGTCAAATGCTTACGCTACCACGACCATGAGGATGCCGTCAAGTACCTAGCTGCTGGAACTAGGCCGTACCGCGGTGCTCGGTGGAGGCCATTTCGAAAGCCTTCTCCAGCATCTCGTCGAAGGACAGCCCCTTGAGCTGTTCCGCCCTGTCAGCCGCGACCTTCGACTCCGACGCCGCGCGGCTAGGCTCCTGCTCTTCCGCAGCCTTCTTGATCCTGTCCGCCACCTGCGCCGTGGCCTTCTTCCCGCCCAGTTCGGAGCTGGCGATCTGGTAGAGCCTCTTGAGGTATGCCTGCGGGGTGCTCCGCTCCCCGGCGGCGATCTCGTAAGTCAGCTCGGTCATCCGCTTCTCGACTTCCGGGGTGACGGCGCCCTTCATGGACGCCTTGAACGCCTGGATCTCGGACTCGCTGCTGCTGTCCAGTACGTTCCTGGTGAGCTCCTCGGCTCTGGCTTGTAGCGGCGCTACGGCGGAGGCCACGACGCTGCGCGACACCTCCTCTATGACCGACCGGACGTCCGCGGCGTACTCCTCGCCGTACAGCTTGGCGATCTTGGCGGTGATGGCGTCCTCCACCGCCTTCGTCTCCTTTTCTGGCTTCTGGTCTTCTACCACCCTGAGCCCCACGTGGGCGGCGATGGCCTTCGCGGCCTCGAGAGGGTTCGCGCGGATCTGTTCGAGGACCTCCGAGTCCCTGGCGATGGCCTGGAACTTCTTGGTGGCGGCCCTGCTCAGGTTCTTGTAGACCCTCTTGAGCCGAGGGTCCGCTTTGATGGCCGTCAGGTCCTCGGCGGTGACGGTGAAGACCTCGTCGTCGTCGTCGGCTCCGCCGTCGTCGTCGTGGAGGTCTTCCTCTCCGTTGTCGACGGTCTCGTCCGCCTTGTCCGTCTCCTGCGAGGTTGCCGGACTCTTCGTCGGCTCGGACTTGGCCTGGTCCGCCGCTCCGGCGGGGGACTTCTTGTCCGCGGCCTCTCCCTCGACCTTCTCTTCTACGGGCATCTTCTTACCTCCTCTATCCCAACAAGTGTGAGTCTAGCACAGAACAATCACTGCTTAGTCGGGGTCTTGCCCCCAGCGATGAGTCCGAACAGCCCGCGCTGCTTCTTGGTCAGGGATCTCCCCCGGACCTCCCCGTGCCTCATGATCTCCTTCGCCTTGGCTTGGCTCAGCCCCTTCTTTCGAGTCTTTCCGCGCAGCTTCCCGCGCATCTTCATCTCGGTGAGCCTGTCGGACAGGGACGCCTTCTTCGCCATGCGGTCCTCACTTGCCCCCGTTGATCTTGGCCTGGACCTCCATGAGGCGGGCCTTCTTCACCGCCAGGTCCGTCTTGAGGGAGCGGAGGACCTGATCGGCGGCAGACTTCGGGTTGAAGTTCTTGATGATCTTGTCCGTCTCCTTGATCTCCTTCTCCAGGCGGTCCCGCTCTTCCTTCCTCCAGGAACTCGGAGTCTCGCCGTGCGGGGCGTAGAAGTCGACCCTGGCCGACACGTCCAGGGAGGGCCTCATCTTCTTCTTCTTCGACTCCGAGAGCCTCGAGGCCAGGGACGGTTCGGGGTAGTGTGCCATCTGTTTTCTCCTCAGAACATTGGCGCCGCGGCCGACCCGTAGAGGTCAGACTGCGCGCGGAAAGCTGGCGCGGCGCGGCGTCGCTGACGCGACATCGCCTGCCCGAGCGGTGACGTGGGGGTGAAGGTCGGTATCACCGGAGGCGCTGCCGGCTGCTGTGGGGCTGGACTGGGCGGCTGCTGCTGCGCCGTGTTGAAGATCGTTCCACCGCCTGGCGTCATGGCCCCTGGCTGTATCGGGGACAAAGACCTGGCCGTCGTCGGGAGCATCGGACCCGACGGTCCGAGTCCGGTGGGCTGATCGAACGGCCTGTAACCAGCCGTCCCGACGTCGTACACGAGGCCGGTGCCCTCCGTCTGGGCTCCTCCGGTCAGCAGTGGGTTGCTCCCGAACCCAGAGAGGTCTGTGTATCCCCCGGTAGGCCCCCAGACTATCCCCCCACCGGCCAGAGCCCTCCCCTTGATCCCTGGGGACCCGGCGAGCGCCTGTCCTGCTGGGCCAGAGAACATGCCGCTGAGCTGCTGTGCCAGTGGGTTCCTGCCTCCAGAGAACCCGAAGAGTCCCCTCTGGCCCGTGAACATCTGCTCGAGTTGCTGCTGGAGAGTTAGCGGGGCCGCTGGAGCGGCAGGAGCGCCCGGGGCCGCTCCGGCTCCTCCGGCGCCTCCCGGCTGTCCGCCGAGCATGGCTGCCGTCCTGGCCTGGGCCTCGGCCTCTGGGATGGCCTGGTTCTGACCCCACGCGGTGAACCCGTCCGGAGCGTTGTCGGGCTTCTCCACGCAGGTGTTCGCGCTTCCGAAGTTGCCTTGCTTGGCCGTCCTGAACGGCTTGTTGTCGGGGCAGGACGGGTCGTGCCAGCCCTCGGCGACGTAAGCTTCCCACTGGTCCACCGAGACGGACGGGTCTATGTTCTGCTGGGCCCACTCTGCCAGCTCCCTGTGGTTCTGTCCGCTCGGGCGGTGCATGGTGACAGTCTACACTAACCCTAGAACATCACGCCTTTCGAGCGGCCGTACCTGCGTCCCCCGAACTCGATCTTGTTCGCCCTCATGATGGCGCGACGCTGCTCTCGTGATGTGATGCGAGTCCCGCGGACGACCTCTCCGGCCCCGTTCAGTCCGACGTCGGTCCCTCCCTCGAGGATGTGCTCGTCGACGTAGTCCCGGAACGGCTCGAACCCGTACCTACCCGGCCGGTGCTCTCCTCCACCACCGCACCAGGGCCAGTCTCCGACCCGGTAGTCGTTCCCGCACTCGTCACACTTCGTCGTGTTCACTCAGTAGACCTCACTGCTGAGGGGGAGCCGCCGCGGGTTGGACGATGGGGCCAGGCTGCGGTTGGGCTTGGTCTGGAGTCGGCGCCCCCGGCCCTGCCGGGGCGGCTGCGAACTGTGGGCCTCCTGGCCCCGGCTGCTGGGCCTGGGACGGGTTCGGCATCGAACCGGGGACCTGCATGTTCGCCGCGGCGACAAGGCCCAGGGCCTCCTGGACCATCTTGTGGTCGGCCGAAGACCTGAACCCGAACGTGTCCAGAGCCCTCTTGAGCAGGGTCGGAGCCTTGGCCAGGAGCATCGCCGCGGCCGGCTGGGAGATCATGGTTATGAGCTGACTCATCTCGGCCCGAGCCTCTTGCTCCGTCACTGGAGACATGGTCTCGATGTCCACCGCTACGTCCCAGCGGAGCGTGCGGTCGGCCTCCATCAGGTCATCCAGGGTTATCTCCCTGTGCAGCTCGGCTATCTTCTCTGCGTCCCTGGGTGCGCTTGGCGAGTGGAGGTCTACGTTACGCTTGACCCACATGGGGAGGGTCATCTTGTCTATGGCCAAGTTCATCAGCGCCTTGATGGCGGAGCCGAGCCACTCGGCCACCAGCATCCGGGCGAAGCTCTCCGTGATCGTCTGCCTCCTGTCCACGATGGCGGCCTGCGTGGCGGTGTCAGACTCGGCCTGCCCGCGAGACTCCCCGGACACGTGGCTGACCTGGAGCAGGTCCTCTTTCGCGACGGCCAGGGTCCTGACGACCGCCGAGTCGACCAACGGCTGCTGGAGAGGGACCACCACCCCGGTCGGGTCTCCCTCCACCACGGCATAGACGTTCGGCCCTCCCATCTCCAGCTTCTCGCGCTCCTCCGTCTTCAGCCTGTCGCTGACCAGGTGGCGGGGGTAGACGGTCTTCCTGAGCCCGCGGAGCATCTCTCTGCTGTCGTTGTACTCGTCCTGCGGGAAGAGCATCGAGTAGATCGGGGGTATCGGGTAGAACTCGTCGGGGTCCTCTTCTAGCCTGAGGACGTGGAGCAGCATGACGCGGTACTTCTTCTTCAGCAGGAAGTAGTCGTGACCGTCCGCGAGCACGTACCTGGTGTTGTCCCGGAGGCTCCACACCTTCCAAATTTTCACCATGCCGGACCGCTCGTGCCTGTCCGAGTCCTCGTCCTCCACCGCGTCGAGGTCGTCCGGAGTCGTGGTCGTCTTCGTCAGAGACGAGTACTCGTTGGCCAGCTTCCCGGACGACTTCAGGCTGGAGGTCCTCCTGTAAGCCGGGGCCTTCTTCACGTCCTCGACGTACATCCACTCGTAGTAGCCTACCCAGTCGTTGTGTTCCAGCGTCGGATTGCTGTTGACCGAGCACCGGAACGTCTGGGGCGGGATCCTCTTGACGTAGAAGTGCTCTTCTGACACCAGCTTCTCCAGCGAGCTGATGTCGTCGGCGACCTCGTCTAGGTCAGCCGGCTCGTCCTCTGGGGCGAGCTTGGCCGTGCTGCTGCCGAGGTCTTCCTTGGCCTTCTCGTCCTCGTACAGAGGGGGCCTCTTGAAGGCCGGGTTGTCCGAGAAGACGGCGCTGTACCCGGTCTCCACCACCCCGAAGGCCCAGAAGGCGTCCTTCATCGCCAGTCGGGTCTGGAACTTGAAGTCGGTCCTCTTGTCCCTGACGATGGTGTTCGCGGTGTCCTGGAGGAGCTGCTTCTTCTCGTCCAGGGTCGAGTCAGCGGTCTCGCTGATGGCCGGTGACGCGCTGATCCGCACGAAGGGGTGGTTGAAGTACATGCTCGGGATCTGCACCCCTACCGAGGGCTTGATGAGGTTGACCACGGCGCGCTCCTCGTCGTGGGCGTCGAGTCGGTCCTCCCCCACCCTCTGGTGTCCCTTCCAGTAGCGCTTGCAGCGAGCGATCTTGTAGTCCTTGGCCCAGGCGTTGTAAGCCTTTTCGGCCTGGTCGATCCTCTCTCGCCAGCGCTTGACGGCTTTCTTCTCGGACTCTTTGGCCACTCTGGGGCGGACCTCCGGTAACTAGTGTACGACGCTAAGTCCGGTAACGTCCAGGAGTGTGGCCTCTACTCTTCCGGCAGTATGTCGACCTGCTCCCTGCTGTGCTTCGGTCGGCCCTGCCCCGCCCTGGGCTCCTTGGCGTTCGGGATGTAGCTGGCCAGCTCCCTGACCGCCTGCTCGAGGTCGTTGAGCCTCCTGTGTGCCCACCTGAGGATCCTCTGGTCCACGGCCACCAGCAGCGGCGGGCGCGACCTGTCGAAGTTGCTCTTGCGGTCCTCGATCTCGATCTCCCTGGCCGCGACCGTGAGCTGGTACCACTCGGCGTCGGTCAGGTCTTCGTGCTTCTTGTCGCTCATCGTCTTGTTTCCCTCACTTTTACACCCTACCGTCTCAAGGAGAAGGCTACCACACCTCCTACTCCGTTGTCGCGGCCCTCCTCCGCCGCTTGCGGTTCGCCTCCTTGGCGAGCTTGGCGTACCCGGCCCACGTCAGGGTCCCCGGCTTGTCCTTCGGCGGGACGAACGCGACGGGCCGGCTGTTGGATATGTATCGGACGCAGTTGTGAGAGGCCAGCCCCTCGGCCATGAACGTTCGAGTGGAAGTCTTGATCGCGACCACGTCTACGACTCCGATGTACTCGTTCCTCACGACGCTCACTCGGTCCTGACCCCAGACCTGGAATCTCCCCACGTTCAGGTCCAATTTTTCCAAGAGCCTGCGAGGTCGCACTTCTCCAAGGAAACGCAGGCGTTCGCCCAGAGTTCCGGCTAGCACCACTGTACACACGCCAGGCTGGCTGCTCGTGTGTCTATACAGAGAATGCTGGAATCCGAGCGCTCTCAGCGCAGACATGGTGTCCTCAAGAGCAGAGTTGTCTTTCTGTGACATGGAGATGTTCCGTATCCCCCTGTATTTCAGCTTGCCTTGAGACAGACTACCTTCTCCGTCGAACATCCCAGCTAAGTAACCGTGAGAGCGAGTGTCACCCTCTTTCCAGACGGACAGAGGCTTGAGTAGGAGCCTCTCGACGGAAGTAGCTCCTCTCGGGACCCCAGGCTCCCAATGTCCCCTTCCGTCAAGAGAAGCTGTGGACACCCACTTCCTCTTGCATGAAGTAGCACTGGGAAGGTCTGACAACCACCTGTGGTCGTGTGACGACACGACAACAGTCCCGTCGGAGAGCGTCGTCCTGTACGAGGGCTTCTTCGTGAACTCTACGGACTCGACGAGAGCAGGACGCCAGTGTCTTGGACTCAGCGTCCCGTCACCAAACTCATCGAAACCGACGAGTGTGTCCCCAACTTTCACTTCGTCTGCCCTGATCCACCGCAGGTCCCCCCGGAGTATCTTCGTCTCTGGGGCGACGCAATCTAAAGCGTGGTCTGGAACGCTGTCGTCGCGCTCGTCGCTGAACACCGGCTTCCCGTTGACGGTGCCCACCTGGACCCTCCTGGCCGACTTCACTTCCAGCAGCGCGTCGAAGCACCCCTCCTGGTAGTCTTGGGTCTTCTTCACGAAGTACATCCTCGGGGCGCCCTTCTCCCTGGTGATCGGGTGGGAGTGTCCAGGGTCGACCAGGAGCATGTCCTTGATCCTCTGCCTGGAGACCTGCTCGTTGTTGTCGGCGCCCTCCCACGAGACCCTGTCCCACGCCGGGTAGTTCCTCGAGTCGACCCACTCCTCGGCCACGGACCACCTGTTCGACACTACCCGGCCTCCGATCTTTTGCGGGACCTTGTAGAAGATGCTCGGGTCGGCCAGGTTCCGGTAGTGCGTCAGCTCGAACTTGTCTGGCTCCCTCGGGAGGGAGCCGTCGTAGCTCTTTGAGTCCTTGACCGACATCTTCCACACGTTGGCCCTGGTGTCCCTGATGGTCTGGTCCTCCAAGTAGAGCTCACGGTAGAAGATCACGTTGCCGCCGCCGTCGACCGCCGCCCACAGCACGCACGTGACCCCGGAGTCGCCGTGGTCAAGCACGCGGTAGAGCTTGCACGTCTCGCGCAGCTTCTTCATCAACTCTTCGGAGTACTCCAGCACTGACGACGGGTGCACCCGGAAGAACACCCCCTCCGGGTTGCCCCACTCTCCGCGGACGTAGCGGGCCTGGTACGTGTCGTCCTTGGACTGGAGGATCCTGAGGTTCTCCTCGCTCAAGAACTTGTTCTTCCGCGAGTCGAACGTGATCATCTTGTAGCCGCTGCCCTTCCACTTCGACTGCCACTCTTCCGACTCAGGGTGGAAGCGGTTCCACAGCCAGTGCGTCTCGAGGTCTGGGTTGCACGTGAGCAGCATGAAGCTAGGCGTGGACAGTTTCCCGTTCCGGAACTTGTACGGCCACTCAGTCCCGGTCGACTCCTCGTGGACCCGCACCACCTCCGAGGGGACGGAGGCGCTCTTCCACCGCCCTATCCTGGAGTGGAGGGTGTCGTATATCTCCTCGGCGGTCTCCTCGGCCTGGTCGATCAGGGCCGCGTTGATCTCGAGTCCCCGCAGGATGGAGATGGCGTCCACGCGGTTGAGGTGGAGGAACACGAACCGCGAGCCGTTGGTGAGGGTGACTACAGCCGCGCCGCCGCCCTCGTTCTTCTGGGCTATGGCCTCTGGGGGGCAGAGCGTGTAGAAGGTCTGGAGCGTGGTCTCCTTGAGCTCGCTCCAGAACCTCCTGGCGATGGCGACCCTGTACCCTGGGTAGAGCTGCGCGAGGCACAGCAGCTTGAAGATGGCGACGGCGGTCTTCCCGCTGCCGTAGCCTCCAGACAGCAGGAGTGGAGCGGGGCCGTAGTTGAACGCCTCCTCTTGCTCCCCACCCTCAAACTTCTCGTTGGGTGGGGTGGCCCACTCCCACTGAGCGGTGTCTTGCCCCTGGCTCTCGTACGGCAAGTCTGCTTCCCCCTCCCGCTGACTGGTACTAACGTACCACGGGACAGGCGGGGAGCTAGTCGCTGCAAGACTGGAAGTACCCGCAGGTCTCGCAGACGAACTTGCAGTGCCCCAGGAACCTCATCGGGCGACCGCAGACGCAGGTCACGGCAGCTCCATGTACCTGTGCGCTCCGGACGGCCTCTCGGGGGCCGCCGACTTCTTCTCTCGGACTGGCAGTACCTCCACATAGAGAAGAACCCTCACCCACGAGTGCTGGAGATCGCCCAGCACCCCCCGGTAGTGCTGGAGATTGCCCAGAACCCCCCGGTACTCGTACAGCCGCTCCGTGGTCTCGTGGTCCGAGCCGGGGAAGCAAGAGCGGATTGCGACTCTCACCTCTCTCTGTGGAGAATCGACGGCCACGCGCCTCTCCGCCCCGTCCGCCGTCCTGAGGACCGCGACGTATCTCACCTGATCGGCCTCCCGAACGTCATCGGCCTCCAGAACCACGACGGGTTCCCCCCGCTGGAGTCCACCAACCCCACGACTCGTCCGCTCCTGTCCCTGATGGGACCACCGGAAGACCCGCGGTTGACCGACACGTCGAGCACGAGGTCGCCGTCAGAGTCCATCCCCACGTACGAGCCGCACGAGATTCCGAAGCGCCCGCCCTTCATTATGACTGGGGCGCACAGCTCCTTCCCCTGACTCGGGACATCCCCGAACTTCACTTTCTTGAGCCCGCGCGGCACTCTGTCCAGGAGAGCTACGACCAGGCCCCCGGCGGTAGAGCCCATCCTCTCGGCGGTCCCGGTCTCCGACCCACCGTCGGTCCAGTAGACCTTGTTTGGCCAACCCTCCCACACGTGGGGGACTGTCGCTATGCCTCCGTCGTCGTCGACGAGCACAGCCAGTGCGCACTGAGAGTCTCCCGTCCTGAGCCCCACCATCCCCTGGAAAGCACTCCTGTCCCACTTGAGGTGGGCGCAGGGTCCGTCCTCCGCGGACAGGACCAAGGATGAAGCTGCCGTCACCACCGCGACCAGTAGGGCTCTTCTCGTCACCATCTCTTTGCCTCTCTCTTTCTCAAGTCTTCGTGACCACGACCAGGTCGAACGTCATCCTGTCCCCCACCCGGCCCATGAGCTTGGCGAACCCCTGCCTGCTGCCACTGATCCACGACCCGTTGAACGCGTCCGCCACAAGGATGCACCCCTCGGTGTCTTTTTCGTAGTTCCCCTTGTGGAATAGGATCCTGGAGTGTCCAGGTACGTTCATGACCTCGAACGTCGTGTATCCGCCGCCGTAGTAAGTGGTCTTGACACAGGAGAAGGTTCCGTCTGGGATCTTCGTCTTCAGGTCAGGCCCGGTCCACTCCAGGGTGACCGCGAACGGCAGACCGTTGTCGAGCAGCACCCCGAAGGCGCCCTCCGGACGGACGGCCACGCGGACTAGGTCCAGCTTCTTCACTCGACCTCCAAGAACCTACCGGACGGGAGCTCCATCACCCTCGGCTTCTGTCTGGCCGGCTCCTGCCTGGCCTGCTCCTGCCTGTCCGGAGCCTGGCTCTTATTGTTGTAGCCATCGTGAGGGCGTATGAACTCCTGGTAGCGTCTGAACGGTGACACCGTGGGGGCCACCATCCCTGGAACGGGATCGGCTGGGGAGTCGACTGTGGTGTCTGTGGTGGTGGTGTAGTAGTAGTAGAATTTGTTTTCGTTTGCTTGTCATGGTATCGCCGCTCTCCTCAATCTACTCCTCAGGTTCTCTCCCAGCTCAGACGCTATCACGACGCCGACCACGACTCCCAGGGCTGCCCAGAGGAGAGGCTTCTCCAGTTCGGACAGGAGATTACGCCAGCCCTTGACCGCCACCGAACCCACCCTGCCTCAGCAGGATCTCAGTTATCACGTCGCGCAGGGTGGGCTGCGGAGCAAAGAGGCTGCTCACGGGCCCCGGAGTCGGAGATGCCAACGGGCTCGGGGATGGTACCGGAGAGGGAGTCGGTGTCGGTGACGGAGTTGGGGACGGAGACGGAGCTGGGGACGGTGACGCCGTTACCCCAGACAGGGTCCTCCTGGTCTCGTACCGTCCCGTGTTCGGGTTGTAGAACGTCTCAGTGCCTCCGGTCCCAGTGGCCAGCTCTGTCCCTCCCGCGGGCCTGTCTGTGCGGGTCTTCTTGAGGTTGCGCTTCCGGAGCTCTCGCTCGTAAGAGGCGGTCTGGGCCAACCCTGTCGGGTTGTAGGCCAGCAGTTCGGCGTCCGACATGTTGCTGAAGTTCATCGCGTCTCTTTCAACTCCTCTTCTTGGCCGTCTTGCGCCTGAAGAACCTGTGCGCCCCGAGCTTCCCGGCCGGCTCCAGTTTGCGGAAGTCCCAGCTCGGGGTCCTCCCGGTGAAATAGAACTCCGCGCCGCCCGTAGGGTCTTCCACTTCTCCCGACACCAGGCCCTCTATAATACCCCTGATCCGAGCCAGCAGGGGGTCCTCTTCGGGGACGGAGAGCATCTTCGGCCTGTTGGGGTCGCCCGGGTTCCACGCGCTGAACTGCTTCGGCTGGAGCGCGACGTCCTCGAGGGTCTCCCCGTGCTTTCCGGAGCGGAGCCGGTTGACCAGCACCGCCGCGACGGCGGGCAAGCTCTCCGGGTCCCCCCTCGCCTCGCCCCAGACCGTCCTCGCGGCCACGTCGAGGCCGGGTATATGGAGGGGCTGCGGCTGCGCTTCTTGCTCCGGGAGAGGCGTAGGCGGCGGCGGCTCTGGCTGCCTGTACCTCGCCAGCATCGCCTCGACGAGCCTCTGCCGGAGGGTGGGTCCGGAGGGGAGGAAGACGGGGGCGGCTGGCGAGCCCATGCCTACAAGTCTAACTCGACTCTGGCACAGGCTCCACGTCTACCTCGTGGGCCTTGGTCAGCGGGTACAGCTGGCCCGGGTGCTGCTCGTGCCGACCGACCCAGTCCGAGTACTCTTCTCTGCTTGAGTGGGTGGCCTCTGCCCAGCACCCGTCGCACTTCCACCTCGATGGGAACACCATTCGCCCTCGGTACTCTGTCATCACTTCACCCTGAAGTACACCTGCGCCGACAGCGCCCCCACCCCAACCGTCCCGTCTTGCTGCACCGTCACGCCCTCGTTGGTGTTGCAGACCACCGGCCCCCCGCACAGGCTCTCGTCGAACATGACGGCCCGACCCTCGGCTCCGCCAGACTCGTCCTCGTAGATTGCCGAGCCGCCGAGGGCGCCGCCGCTCACGGTGGCGTTCTGGCCGTTGGACCTCGCCGTTATCGAGGCATTCAGGTTCGGCTGGGACGTGTCTCTCTTCTCCGGGGTCACTGTGGTCCCCGCGGAGTGCGCCGTGATCCTGAACAACCTGTAGCCTCGAACGAGACCGGTCACGGCCGCGGTGTTCTCCTGCCACACGGCCACGCGCACCACCTCCACCTTCAGCGTCGCGTGCGCGTTGAAGACGGACAGGTAGTGCTTGTTGGCGGACTTGGACATGGCCAGGGCCGACGCGACGAACACGTCTCCCCCGGGGGCGCCGACTGACACCGGGACGGAGGCCGCCCGCAGCTGTGCGTCGGTGAGCGGGCCGGACACTGTGACCGCGCTCTGGTCGGACGCGACCACGACCGGGATCGACTGCCCCATCGCCTTCTGGCCCGTGGTCGGGGCGTTCGAGCCCAGCCACCTCCCGACGTTCACCCTCTGGTGTCCGGACAGGTCCACCGACAGCGCGACAGGAGAGCTCTCTCCGTGGAAAGGAGGAGACGAGTTCGCCACGGCGGGTGGTACCGAAGTGACGTTGGCCTGCACGGCCAGCTCTCCGAGAGCAGTCACCGTCGCTGGAGTTCCGACGGCCGAGTCCAGGATCACGACGCCCTGGGTCGGCCTGGACACCAGGTCGTCCCCGTTGATGGTGACCAGGACGCTGCCTGAGTTCGTGATGGCGGAGGACAGCCTCACCCTGAACTTTGCCCACCCGGTCACGTCCACGTGCCACGCCGTGTCCTGCGGCGCGGACGGGAGTTGCAGCGAGGTAGCCCTGACCCCAGTGTCGCTCCTGGTGGCCTGTCGGGCGTGCCACCTCGACCCAGTGCTTGAGACTTCGAACGCCACCGTACCGAGGTCGATCTGTCCGGACTTGCTGAACTCGACTACCAGCGAGGCGACGGCGCTCGCGTCCGCCTGGAGCTCTTCCCCGGGGGGAGTGGCAGAGTTCCACGTGGCCGTCGCTTCTGTGAAGTTCCCTCTGACGCTCATCTCAGTACGCCTCCGTGCAGTAGATTACGACACCCCTGGCCGCCGTGCCCGTCGTGATAAAGTTGAGTTGCTCTCCGGATGACGTCAGGCAGAACGGGTACCTCTCCCCCATAGTCCACGTGAGGTGGGCGTCTTTCCCAAGGTGCGCAGTCCCGGAGATGTTGGTTCCTGGAGGACTGCCCGAAGTAAAGCGCCAAGTCATGCTCTTCCCGTCCTCGGTCGAAATGTAGAACCCGATCACCTTGTGGATCTGTCCCGACTCCGCAGCAGCGACCACCACGGTCCCTGGGGACGACTGGCTCAACACGAACCGCCTAGAGAGGGTGGTTGTCGAGAACGTGGACGTCGCTGGCATCAGCTGAACTCCAAGAAGTCCAACGAGGCTGAGCACTGCGGGTCCGTCCCGACGCCCACCTTGGACGTGGCCAGCGTAAGGGCTATTGGTGTCGTCCCGGCGATGTTCAGGGTGATCGGAAGCTTGGTCTTAGAATCCAACTCTATCGACGACGAGCCTACAGAGCCGGTAGACGCCGGGACGTAACCGCTCTGGACAACGAGGCCACCAGTGAACGCGCCAGCGTTGGCGTCGCCGTGGACGCTGAACTCGACTCCGCTCTGGCTGTTGACTTGGGTCCACGTCAGCGCGCCGGAACTGGTCGTGAACGTAGGGTCGTAGACCAGCTCCCACAAGACCAGGGCTCCGGTGGCCAAGATGCTCGTCCGCCGGGCTACGATTTGGATGCGGTACACCTTCGAGGACGGGCCGAAGGTCGCCTTCGGACGTATGGACAGTATCGCTCGGCGCGTGGTGACCGTGACCAGGGACGTCCCCCTTGAGGCGCTGAAAGGTGCGTAGAAATCGTCGTCGAACCCTCCTTCCGAAGCGACAGAGGCGCATATCTGCCGCATCGTCGGAGCCGAGCCCTGGGCGGAGGTGTTCAGTATCGAGTACCTCAGCGGGAGCGTCGCCGTGCCCATGAACACGATCTGGGTCTGCCCGCCGAACTGGAACTGGTGCGCGTAGATTACTTCCCCGTGGATGTAGAAGCCGCACCGGACCCTGCCCACGCCTAGCCACTGGAAGTCCAGCACGAGGTTCTGGGCGTTGGCTGAGTACAGCTCCTCCTTCGAGGCTCCGGTACCGTCCAGCTTGTCCATGTTCCACGACGATTGCTCGGCCTTGGTCTCGACTACGCTCCCTGACGCGGACGACCTCACGACGAAGCTCAGGACCGACCCGTGCTGCTCAAAGTAGATCCCGTTAGCGCCGTCGAAGTACCCCACTCTCCTCCTCACTCCGTCGACCCCAGCGCCGAACGCGAAGGTGAGGTTGACGAGGTGACTCTTCCCGGCCTGGTACTTGAAGTAGCGACGCGTCTGCCTCACCACGCTGTCATTGTTCGAGGTGCCGTTCGTAATGAGCAGGCTGCTCTCGCTCCCGAGGTGCGTCACTGAGCCTCCCCCGATAATGGAGGTCTCCCAGTCCAGCGGGTCGTCGTCGTAGTCCAGGGTCGACGAGAAGCGGGTCAGTGGCCGGCTCACCCTGAGTCGGCCGAAGGTGTCCCTCTGTGGTCCGTCCGACAAGACCACCCCACCGGGAGACCTCCTGGAGCCGAAGGAGTCGTAGCCCGTCACTTGGACGACACCGGCTTGGCCGCGTTCTTCTTTCTGAAGAGGCGCCTCAAGGCTCTGGAGGCGCGAGAGAGCACTGACGGAGACGTCCTGACCACGTCGTACCTGATCGTCACGTCAGCGCCACCATGTACAACTCGTCCCCGTCTGCCACCTGGACGAACACGTACTCGCTCTTGACGTTCACGCCCTCGAACGAGATGGACTCCCCAGGGCTGACGAAGCCCATTTTTGACTGGACCGGGTTGTACTCAGGGGGATGAGTGGAGGACCACACGGTGACGTCCTCCAGGTTGTTCTTGGAGGCTCTCAGGACTATGTCCGTGAAGTCCAAGCCGCCGGCCTGGAGGCTCGGGACGCACGCGCTCGTGAGCGGCTTCTTTAGGCCGCCGGTCCCAGGTATCGTCCTCCCGACAACGTAGGCCATATACTGTCGACCTCGACTGGACCCTATTCTACCTCTTCTGCCTCTACGTCCGTGACGTCCACGTCGGGAGAGGGGAGTCGTCGTCTGACCGGGATGGTCTGCGTCACCCCCTCGACTAGCATGGCTATCCTGGCCCCGGCCGGGAGGACCACGAGCGGCCTGTGGTCTGTCGGGGCGTCCGGGTTGAGCGTTGGGTGGACGGAGAGCCTGTCCGCTGAGGCTCCGAGGGCCATCGCCGCTCGCAGGACGAGCTCCTGGTGGCGTATGACCTCCATCGGCGACGACTTGGCCGGGGGCTGGGAGGTGAGTATCTCGATCTGCTTGGACTGCGCGACCAGACCACCCTGGAGCGCCCTCACCACGTAGACGTCGAGGGTGGACCTCATCCGCTTCGACAGCTCGTCGCGGAAGGGCGTCATGCCCATCCACTTCTCTGCCGTCCGCTTCGAGACTCCCGCCTTAGCGGCGGCTTCTTTTACGGACTGGCCTTTGAGCAGTTCGTCGATGAGGTCGAGTCGCTTCGAGTCGATCTCGCCAGGCTTCCGCACTCCCAGCACACACTCTCCACTGACGGCTCCCGCTCCTACTATTGCCCCTTCTTCCTGTCCCGGATCAAGTCGACCAGCTTGCAGCCCAAGACCGACACTGACACCAACGCCACCGACGCCACGAGGAGTTGAAGGGACATTACCACCTCAGACAACTTGGCCGCAATGAACAGCATCACGTCCATCGAGCCTGGGCCGGCCACGAGTCGGTAGTCTCCCTACGACCTGGGTCCGAAGAAGGGCGCCTTGCCCAAGTACTCGGCGAAGATGTTCGCCAGCTTCCGGAAGTAGCCCAGGGCCAGCAGCGCTGCCTGAGACAGCTTCGAGATGGCGTCCACGACCTCCAGGTCCGGAGACGCCCCGAACAGGCCCAGAAAGTTCACGACCTGCTGGGCGATGGCGTCCCCGCTGGCAGGCAGGACGGCTTGAACGGCGAGGGCGAGGCCGGCGACAAGGGGACCGAACCGAAGGACCAACTGGATCAGTTTGCTCACGTTCTAAACCTCCGAGTTAGAGTCTAGCACGGCTCAGGGCGTCAGCAGGGCAGAGCTGCACGGGCCGGCCCCGTCGAGGGCGCACACGGTCACGGAGCCCTGCGTCGTCGGTGGCCAAACGAAGACCGCCAGTGGGTTTCCGGTGCTCCAGCAGGACGAGTCCGGCTTGGCCCACGGGTCGCACCGGCGCCCGTTAACGTACCACGCATAGGGCCAGCCGCGCTCAGACTCGCACACCCCCCGCTGGTGCCAGCCCTCGGCGCTGCCCTCCGCGCCGTAGTCGCAGTGACCTGAGGGACACGCGTACTTCGGGGTGCCGTCCACAGTGAGCGTGTTCGGGGCGTTGTGAAGGCTCAGGGCGATCCTCGAAACCGGGTCTGGCACCGGACACGGGTACCTCAGGTCGTCTCCGTCCCCCCGGAGCGCGGCGAGGAACTCCGCGTCGCTCATCATCCCGCGCCAGACGATCTTCGACCCCACGGCCTTCCACTGGTACGGAGGGTGCCACCCGCCGTCGTCCTCAACCAGGATCACCGGGGTCGTGATGGAGTAGCTCTGTGTGACCTTCGTTCCTGGAGCTGGGGTCGAGTAGAACACGTCCCCGACGGCGACGTAGTCGTAGGTGGTCCTCACGTCCGGGAGCCACCACTCCGAGCCGACCAGGTGCCTGCGCGAGCCGCGCGCGGCCTCGGTGGCCCTGATCTGGGCCACGAGCCCGTCCTCCCAGGCGGCCGAGGGCTTGCACCGGAACGCTTCGTTGCCGAGGTTGTAGATCACCTCCAGGTCCCACGTGCTCGACACGAGGGCGTCGACCCACGCAAGGTAGTCCTGGGTTGGGGCCTGCTGCGTGACGCGGCAGTCGTGACCGAAGGCACCCTGGTCCGGGTGCGAGGCGTGGGTCCAGTAGTCCACGACGGAGACCTCGACGTAGTACCCCCGGCGGTTCGCCTCGACGGCGAAGGCGCGCAAGTGCGGGAGCACTTCTGCTCCAGCCTTTCCCTCGTACTTCGTGCCGCGCAGGCCCTGGCGACTGTAAGGCCCCGGCCGGACGTGGACGAAGTTGCAGCGGCCTCCGGAGCACGCCGGCTCTACGCGGTCCAGTGCTTCCTTGTTGGCCATAGGCCAACCGTCGCGGAGGCCCTCGTCTTCTACCAGTGGGTCTCCACCGCCGGCGGTGTCGTTGCGCGGGTCGTTGCAGCAGAAGATCGGCCCCTTGAGCTCAGGCACGAAGCTCCCGCCCTCTACCCGCAGCGGCGCCAGCGTCAGTTGGGGAGGAGACGGCGGGCTCGGCGGGGTGTTCCTGGAACACCCGACCAGCAGCAATGCCAGCGCCGCCGCCGTGGACGCCGCGAGCGCCGCCCCCAAGAAAACCTTGAGGAAGAACCGGAACCTGCGCCAGTCGTCAGCCATCACTTGAGCCCGTCGCGGAAGAGCTCTCCGGCGCTATCTTTGCGCGACCACCAGCCCTTATTGCGACCTATCAGCAGCAGGTCGGTGGCGACCTTGAGGACGGCCCGGACCTTGTTGATAAAGTTCATTGTTCACACCAGAGTCAATGTTATTTGATATTCTCTCCCAGGTCTATCATCGGCGTGCGGCCGACTCCCCTGAGGTACGTCCCTTGCCTTGCCGTGCCGTGCCTCGCCGCGCCTCGCCTCGCAGTGCCGCGCCGCTAAAAGACTCTACAGACCCGGCCATTATATCCTGGCGGGTGACTCCTGAGGTCCGCCCCGCCGTGGTTCACGATGGACCAGGTGGTGCAGCTCGTCTCCCCCTGGTCGCAGACCACTAGTTCATCTGTCCCGAACGAGCCGGCGCAGAACCCCCGCGACTGGACTCCTGCTACCGCGGCGTCGTAGAGCCACCTCCTCGCCTCGTGCGACCCAGGCTCCTCGTGCCTGGCCCTGGTACCGTCTAACTTCAGCAAGAACACCGGCCCTCCCCACGCCCCCTCGAACCGACTCGGCTCTGCGTCGAACAGGTCCTTCTCTGCTCCGACGACGGCGGACTCGTGGTCCGGGTCTCGGTCTCCCTCGCAAGAGTCAAACTCGTGCTGCGGAGCCGGGAGGCCGCACGGTTCTGGATTCGAGGTCGGCTCCGGACTAGGGGCCTCGGTCGGGCTGGGTGTCGGCTGTGGTGCTGGGACCTCTCGGCACGTAGCGTGGAACCCGAACGCGAACATCGCCGCCATCACGGCCGGCGCTAGAGGCCATGCCCGCCTTTCTCTCGCAGTCATGTCTGTTTCTCCACGGTAGAGTTTTGCCCGAAAAAATACTTCGTTTTTCCTCCTAATACAGCGCGAGACCCGAGCCACCGTTGAACAGCCTGGTCCGCTGGGCGGCGGTCAAGACTGCGCTGTACACTGCCACCGGCCCGACCCTGCCATTCCAGTACTGACCGTCGACCACGCCGGGCCTGCCGATAGTGAGGTTCGTGCTGGTAGAGTTGCCTCCGGTTATAGTGGTGGTCGCCCCGGAGTCGTCGTTGACGTAGAGGTGGGCGGTGTCAGTCGCCGCCGTATACGTCGCTATCAGGTGGTACCAGGTCCCGGCGGACAGAGCCGTCGGGTTCGTGAGGAACGTGCTTCTCACAGCGAATTCAAACTTGTCAGCACTGCTCCAGTAAAGTGTGCCGAACCCGAAGTGGGCCCCCCCGATGAAGCTAGAGTATGCAGCACGGTAGGACCCGATCGAGTCTGACAGCACCCACGCCTCCACCGAGAAGTCCGACTGTCCCCCGCTGGCGGACACCGTTCTCTGGAGGTACTCGCTGTTGGCCGCGACGGGGGCGGCCGCCCTCGCGTACACTTTGCCGGTCCCGCTCGGCACTGTGTTGAAGTCCGTCAGGTGGTACCCGTTCGGTCCGCTGTCCAGCCGGTCGGAGTCAACAGCGTCGAGCTTGAACCACACCGGGTTGAGCGCGGCGATCCCTGGCGGAAGGACCGTCACCCCCGACCCGGCGTTGTACAGGTCGGACCTGTTCTGGGCACTCAGGACGGAGTCGAACTTGTAGACCGGCCCCGCGATGACGTCCGCCCGGTCGAAGGAGTTGATGGTCGCCCCCACGTTGGTAACCGCGCTCCCCTCCAGGCTCCCCAATCCCTGGGTGCCGCCGGACCAGGAGACAGAGTCCACCGTCCCGTCGTTGACCTGTATGTTGATCGTGTCCGCCACTGGGTCGTGCCAGCAGACCACGAAGACCTTGGCCCCCACGACGGTGGCGCCGTAGCTGTCGGCGAACACCTGGGCGAAGGAGGTGTTGTTCCCCAAGTAGAAGGAATACCTGTCTGGCGAGTGCCAGCGGTACATCGCGTAGGTGCCGTCCTTCCCGGCGGCCCCGTCCGCCCTGGTGAAGAGCCCGTAGTAGTCGGACTTGGCGGTGAGCTTGAACCACCCGGAGACCGTGAACGCCTGGTCGTCAGTAGGAAGTCCGAGCGCTGCTCCCTGTGCGGCCGGTATCGTCAAGTACTGAGTGGAGGCGCGGACGAACTCTACCGACGTGCCGTACACCAGACCGGCCACCTCAGTGGGTCCGCCGACTGTTCCCCAGTGGGTGCCAGAGCCGCCTTCGTCCGTGAGCGCACCGGCTTCGTCCAGCTTCCAGTAGGCGACGACCAGAGCCTTCAGGTCAACGTTCGGGTCGAAGAGGTCTCTGTTCCCAAGGAGCATCGCCCGGTCTAGCCTCATCATCAGCACGGGGCTAGTCCAGAAGGTTGCTCCAGGGCCAGCACCGCCACCACGGACGCAGCGCCACCCCTATGAGCTTCTGCCCGACGGAATCTTTTAGGGCCTGCTCCTTGATGAGCTTCAATCCCAGTTCGGCGTGCTCTCCCTTCAGTTCTTCTAGAGCCGACCGCGCCGAGTCCCTCTCCTTCCTGGTCTTGTCCAACAAGGACTCTAGCGCGCACCTCACCCTCTGCTCTTTCTCCAGCTCTTCAGAGAAGACGGTAAAGCCCGCCGAGAGGTCGGCCAGGGAGTCGACTAACTTGACGACCAGAGTCTCTATCTTGGCCAACCTCCCCAGGTCTGTAGTCGCCTGGTGTTCTTTCTTCCTCTCAGCGACGCGGCAGAGCTCCTCAGAGAGAATCCTCAGCTGTTCGCTGAGCTCTGGGACTGGCACCAGCGCCTCAGGCCATCCCGACCAGGTTCGTCGCCGTGGTGCCGGTGGCGAACACCTTCCTGGCCCTGATCGAGAGGACCTGACCGGTCGGCACCCTGGCGAAGACGGCGATGGTCCCCTGGACGAGCATGACAGAGACGTCCCCTGTGTTGCCGACGTAGAGGGCCCGTGTCACGACAGAGAGCTCCGACGAGTCGCTCGGGGTGATGCTGAAGACGTGGGTGGCCGGCTGGCCGTAGCCCCCGCCGGTGATGTCCTCGGCCGCCATGAGTACAAGTCTACCTCAAAGACCTGCGGTTCCGCCTGCGGCTCTGCCTCTGCAAAGCATCGCGGCGGCGGTTGCGCTTCCTGCGCTTGGCGTTGCGGATCTTCTGCGCCAGGAGTCGCCGGCCCTCGCGGATCGTCCTCAGGGCCCGAGTGCCTATCTCCACGAGGTTCTCCCCGCGCGAGAGAGCGGCCGCGACCTCTTCAGGACCTTCGTAGACCTTGCCCGTGTCGGTGTTCATCTTTGCCTCGGAGCTCTCAGGCCCCAATCCCTGGCCAGCCCCATTACGGCCTCTTTCTTTAGTCGCCCTCTGCGCCAACTGTCAGGAGAGTCGTGGAGCACCTGGAGTTGGGTGGCGAAGTCTTTCTCTCGATACCTCCTCACGTCGAAGCCGCACGAAGAAAGCAATCTGTCCGGGAAGTTGTGCGGGCTGATGCCTTCCAGAGATTCCGAGTAACTCGAGTCGGGCATGAGCGCTCCGATGGCACACTTGAGCCCCTCTTTTCCGCGATAGGCACAGACCTCGAGCGTGCCTCCCTTCAGCCGAAGGGACCTCTCTCCCTGCTGGTCGCAGTGTCGGACTACCTTTTCGAGCAGCTCTTGCCTGGTCATTTCAGAGGCTCCAGGTGCCAGGACCTTGCCCCGCTTCGGCTTCCTGGCCCTGTGTCCTGTCGGCTTCGGCTTGTGCATGTCTCACCTCCACAAAAAGCTCTAGCCCAGAAGTGCTCCGGGCAGTTCTGCGCCACGCAGGTCGGCCCTACGCATGTCGGCCCCGGTCACGTTGGCCCCGGTAAGGTCGGCCCCGGAAAGGTCGGTGCCGTACAGATCGGCCCCGGTCAGGTTGGCCCCACGCAGATTGGCCCCATGCAGGTTGGCCCGGATCAGGTTAGCCCCGGTCAGATTAGCCCCGGTCAGGTCGGCTTTGCGAAGGTTGGCCTCGCGCAGATCGGCCCATCGCAGGTCGGCACCGATCAGGTCGGACCCTTCCAGGTTGGCATCTCCCAGGTCGGCACCGATCAGGTCGGCCCATCGTAGGCTAGCCCCGCGCAGGTCGGCTTCGCGCAGGTCGGCCTCTTCCAGGTTGGCCCCGGCCAGACTGGAACCAGCCAGGCTGGACCCGGCCAGGTTAGCCCTGCGCAGGTCTGCGCCGTACATATCGGCCCTTCCATTCTCGGCTTCTTTCTTTTCCATTATTCCACCAAATATCTTCCCAAAAGCCCTCGCTTGAGCAAAAGCCCTCTGTCGAACAGCTCCTTACTCCTCACCCTTCGTGCGGATGAAGTGCTCGATGCGGTTAGCGGCGATCCTGGCTCGGCCCTTGAGCGTCTTGGACTTCTGGAAGGCATCCCGATACCTGTCCGGCCAGTGGGCCAAGAGGAATAGCCGAATCGCTTGCGTGTCATCCACCCCAAGCGCATCGGCTGCGGCCACGCAGTGCGTCCGCCAGAGGAATCCCCACCGGCGCGGACACAGCTCCTGTCTGGTCATCACCCCACCCCCCCTCCCTATTCGTCGCCAAGTTTGCGCAGCAAGGTATCCCACTTCGAAAACAGCATGTCGGTTCGCTGATCGTCCGTAAGGTCTGGCGGTCGGGATGGCTTCCCATCCAGCAGTTCCCCGATCAGGTTATCCACGCAGTTGGCTGTTTCGATCAGGGTCCTATGGGCCTCCCCGACCTCCGCTGTACTCGCTGTGATTAGGAGAGACGTGAGCCGTCCGATGACCCCTTTCAGGCTCTCATTGATCGAACCGAGCCGCTCGGCAGTCTCTTCTGTCTTTAACAGGTACACCTCGCTCACGCCGCTCCACCGCACCGGCCCAGCACTCGGACACCGGCAGCAGAAAGCCCGCTGCGCATCAACAAAAGTGTCCAAGCTTGCACCGGTCTAGCGGCCGGCGCGGCCGGCTCCCCTCTTCCCTAATGTGGACGCAGTGCATCCGCCAGAGGAAACCCCACTTACGTGGGCACAAGTCCATCGCTCTACCCCCTTTTCCTCCACGTACTCAATGATGCTGCCAAGCTCACTTCAGCAATCCCGATTCATTCAGCGCTTGATACAGCCCGTTCGCAAGCCGGTCGGTGGCCTTCTCCCCGAGCTTCACGCCGTAGACCCACGCGACCGCGTGGATCAGCTCGTGGAAGAACGTCACCTCCTCGATGCTCGGCTCCACTCCTCCGCAGATGTGGATCTCGAGGCCGGAGTGGTCCGTCTGTCCGTAGAGGTCTCCGTCTTCGAACTGATAGTCTCTGACCACCCTGTAGGTGTGGCCGCCGACCCGGACCCAGCTGGGGAACTTCAAGGCAGTCAACACCCTAATGCAAAGCGCCTTCCAGGGTCAAATTGCTTATATGGTATGTTGTATAGTTGTCGACCCATCCGAAAACTATTTTTTAACCCCTTACTTATCAATAACTTACAGGAATAGCCGTCTTGCATTGTGCAAGCCGGGGCTTTAGAATAGTCCTTGACAGTGGGGACCGGGAAGGGCCCCTCAGTTCTTTGACAACCTAACCGAGCGCGGCCAGCCAAAGCGAACCTCTTCACTGAAAGCCGGATGAGCCCCCTAGACGGGGGCGACGATCCCGGGAGTGGCTGGGGAGGGGCCGCGGTTCGAGCAGGAAGGACCGCTAGGGAGTCGTACTTGGCGCTGGGGGCAGGGAGGCCGAAGAGCTTCTAACAGCCCGACCCCAGCCGCTCATTATGAATGACCAGCGGCTCAAGCCTGCCGGGCGAGAGGGGCGAAGAGCCCCGCGAGCCGAGCCGGGAGCACACCCCCGGCGAGGCGGCAAACGACTCGGGCGTGACGAGGCAGACGGCCGCGCCAGACACGATTCTGGCACGGCTCCAGTCGCCCCCATCCCGCGACCAGCAGCGCAGACCCCAGAGCCATAGAGCCAGATGGTCACGAGCGCGACCGGGCAAAACGGCGGGGAAGTAGAGGGGCGTAAGCAAGACGTCAGATGGCGGACGGGCCGAGGTGCGGTGAACCACGTGAACCACCCCAGCGTGCCCGAGCGGCAGACCAGCCGCGAGTCATTCTTGCGGGGAGCCGAGAGTCGAGCCGTCGGTTGCGTCACGGACGGAGGCTGCGGGGTCGGCCGGTTCTCACCGGCCGGTTCCGCTGCTCCCTTTGAGCCCACCAGCAACCCGCGAGAGCGCATGGCGAGATGGAGAGCTGCTCGCCGGACAGGCCGGTCGGGGAACAGGCTGGTGGGCTCAAGAGGAGCAGTTGACGAAGACGGACGTCCGACTCCCGACGCGAACCCGGCAGTCGGATTCGCAGTGTACGAGGCCCACGATCAAGTGATCGGCGGCCGGAAGATCCGCCACGATGAGCAGCGGTTCCCGGTCTGCGCCGACCACGCTCGCATGATCAACAGTCTGAAGCATTGGCGGTTCCAGGAGTGGCCTTCTCGTCAGATGCTCGAAGACGCCGAGCGAGAACTGAAGCACGCCCAGGAGAAGTGAACCGTGGCTCTGTCCCCCCGGGGGGATTCTTCCGGGGGGGCAGCGACGACGGCTCATTAGACTAGCCGCCGAAGGGGGGAGAAGTCATGAGGACACCGTACAGGACTTGCAGGGCTTGCGGAGAGAAGGACGTCACGGTGTCGTGGCGCGGCGAGAACCTGGCGCTGCTCTGCGTCTCGTGCCACAGCGACGGAGCCAAGCCGCAGCGGACCGGCCGCAGGCCGCTCTCGCTGGACCAGCACCGGGACGGACTCGTGAGGCTCAGCCCCGCGGCCCTTCGCGCCGCGATGGCGTAGGAGGGGAGAAAGGTCATGGCGAAGAAGAAGACGGCGAATGGCTGGACAACAAGGGCGGGTTCGACGTTGACCTTGCCGGCGAGGACACCGCGGTGGCTCACTGCCGAGCCTACGTTCTCGGCCCAAAAGCGTACCGCGAGACAGACGGCCAGCCGGGCGACTTCGCTATCGTCGACGAGTGGAAAGAGTAGGGGGGGGGCCATGACACGACGCAGCCGTTCGTTCGACGGACTCCTGAGAGACGTCAAGCACAGAGCCCGCGTCACCAAGACGGTCGACCAGTGCACTCTCGTCACGCTGAGAGAGGCTACCGTGAAGCTCAACGCCGCTTACGATGCTCTCGCCGCCGCCGAGCACGCGCTGGACCGATCCGCCTGCGACTCGAAGGCGACGGACCGACTCCGCCGACTCATCCGGGGGCGCAGGAGCTCGGTATACGGGTTGCGCAACTCCTCTGAGTTCCTCTACGAGAGGGTCCTCTCTCTCGTAGGCAGCGAAAAGGAGTAGGTGGCCAATGGCGAAGCCGTCGTGATGAGCACCAACACGTACGCCGTGACGTACACGGTCACCGACCCGTCGAGCGTCGTGCGCGGAGCCGGGGCGTGGGGTCGGGGAGGCACCCTGGACGACGCGCGCGCGGCCGCGCTGAAGGAGTTGAAGGAGACGTTCGGGTACACGAAGCGGGGCGCCAAGACGAAGTGCCGGGAGAGGGTCTTCACCGAAGACGGAGAGGGCAAGTCGACGGAGGTGAAAGCGTGAGCCGCTACAGCGTCATCTGCAAGTCGTGCGAGGTCACCGTCTGGTCTCTCGACAGCGAGGAGGAGGCGCGCAAGCTGGCGTCCGACTCGGCCAACAGGGAGACCGCTGACTGCAACCTCTTCGTCTGGGACAACGCCAAGCGGGAGCGCCTCTCGGGCGAGCCAGAGATCGTCAGGACCTACAAGGAGTTGAAGAAGCGATGATGAAGATCAACCTGCTCGACCGCCTGCGGTTCATGCAGTACTCCGGGCACGCGTCCGCCGTCGTCGCGTACAAGGAGTCGAAGACGCTCCGGAGGATCCGCGTGTTCCCGACACCGTACTGCCGGGTCAAGTCCGAGTACACGGAGTTGGCCTCTGTGGAAAGGATAACTGATCCCATGTTCAAGTGCTTCGCAGGCCACGTGACCGAGCCTGGAGTCAAGTGCACCACCGCGCCGACCGAAGTCCGCTCGGTGGTCTACCGGGACCACGACCTGGGTCCGATCGGTCGCGGCTACGAGACGGTCAGAGAAGAGAAGTTCTGCCCCGAGCACCAGGGAGGCGGCGCGCGAGTCGTAGGTTTCGAGAAGACAGTCGTGGAGCCGAAGAGAGAGGAGAGGGAGTCATGACACAGATGGCGGACGCATTGCGAGCGGTGGGGTTCAAGACGTCGAAGGAGGAGGAGGCCGCGGTCAAGCGCCAATTCCTGGCTTGGCTCAGGCAGGACCACTTGGCCTGGGTGGAGCAGGGCAAGCGAATCGCCCTGCGCTACCGCTGGGTCGCCAACAAGAGGGCCCACCGGGCGCGGGCGAAGGTCAAGCAGTTCGAGGCCAAGCTCGCCTCGGGGGCGGCCGGGTTCCTGCCCTCCGGAAAGGCCATCAGGCCGATCCGGGCGGGAGCGCTGGGGGCGTCGTGAGCGTCGCCAAGACCCATAGCAAGAAGGTTGCCAAGGTCGCCGTGCGCGAGACGCAGAAGTGCGCCCACCCGTCGGTCCAGAAGCTCGGGACGCCCGGACGCCTCTACGTCTGCGTCGACTGCGGCTCGGAGGTCCGCTTGTGAGAACAGAGACGCGATACGAGCAGATCGCCCGCTGGGAAGCAACGGGGCTGCTGGACCCGAACTGCGCCGCGTGCCAGCGTGACTACTACGCGGCGACGGACAAGACGCCGGCCGACGTGTTCGCGCCCCGACACAGGGCGCGACCTGGCTGCCAGAGCGGCAGCGCGCCGCACTGCACGTGCGACACCTGTTTCTGAAAAGAAGGGGGGATCATGAGAAGCGGACCACGGGACGGGAAGGAGTTCGAGCTGACAGAAGTCGAGGTGGACACGCCGGAGGGGACGCACGTGTGCCGGGTGGCGGGGGCCTACGAGGCCGGCGACACGTCCGTGGGGATCTGGCCCGGGTGGCACGTGGTGGGGGTCTACAGGGATTCCGACAAGGCCGAGCTGACCGACTCCCTCTCTTGGAGCACGCTGAGCAGGCTGGCTGACAAGCTGGCGGACTCCTACGAGTCGGGCGAACTGGCCGCCGCCCACGCTGCCGACGATCAGTTCTGAGGAGGAAACTTCGATGGCGAAATCGAACCTGACCAGTCGTGAGAGGGCGAAGCTGGCTCACGCGATCCACGCGGAACTGCGGGTCGCCATGCTCCAGATCGAGGACGCGCAGCGCAAAGTCTCGCTCCTGCTGGACGAGTTGAACGCGCTGGCGTTGGAGGCGTCGGAGGAGGTGAGATGAAGCTCACGATAGACCGATCCCGGTGGCTGCGCGGGGAGGGAACCGACTCCAGCTTCCTCCAGCGCCCGACGGACCAGAAGCAGTGCTGCGTTGGGATGTACTTGGCCTCACTCGGGGTGGAGGAAGAGAAGCTTGACGGTGTCCTCTCGGCCCAGGGGGTGAAGGATCTCCCCGAAGGTGCAGGATGGCTCCTCACCTCGTGTCTTTCGTCGAGCGCAGCTGATGAGTTGTATTCCGTTAACGACGACGAAGACATACGCGAGTCCGAACGAGAATCGAGGGTCGCCGTGCTGTTCAAGGTGGCCGGCATCGACGTCGAGTTCACCGGACCATGAAGGAGAAAGAGAAGGCTTTGATCCCAGAAGACGGGCATGAGGTGAGCTTGCCGAAGCTGTTCGTCTTCTCGGTCCTCCTGGGGACAGCGGCCGCCGTGGCCGGTGGCGCCTTGGCCGTCGCGATCATCGTGGCCGTCAAGGCGCTGGTGCGGGTGCTGCCGTGAGGGGGCGGCAGAGCCTCACGGCGGCGGCCCTCGCCAGCGTGCGCAAGCACGGCCCCTGGGGTCGTACCGGCCGGCTGAGGAGGCGCAACACGGGTGCGGTCTATATCCCCGCCAGCCTAGCCCCTAGGCTCGTTCCGGCCCGCGCCCAGGATAAGCCTGCAAGCCGCTGAGTCGTATACCCTTATCAGTACTAGCAAGTATCAGTACTAGCAAGTGCTTGCCAATCAACAACTTGCGCCGCGAGCCCCTGGGCGCCCCCTGGGCGCGCTCAGAGTGGGGTCATCGGCGTACGACACAGCCTGCCGCAGCGGGGCCCCCTAGGCGGGCCCAGCGCACGTATGGAGGGGATCTAGGAATGAAGGATGGAGAAGTCTTTACCGTCGAATACGGCCCGTTCAGGGTGATGCTGATCTATCAGGAGGGTGAGGCAGCTACAGGCACCACCGGGGGGCTGTTCTTCGATCATATGGAGGTTCGCAGTCAACACATCGTGGGGTGGCCGACGTACTCGGTAGAAGATTTTGAGCCGAGCTTCGTGCGGGCCATCGAAGAGCACGCCGAGGGCGAGCTGGACGAGCTTCGTGCGAGCCATCGGAGATCTCTGGAGAAGCGCGCATGAGGGGAGTGCTGTCGCTGTTGGTGACTGCGGCCACGACTTTGCTCCAGGCCCCTCTGCTTACCCCAATACTGGATGGAAGTAACTCGCGCAAACTGTGGTCTCAGGAAGTCCGGCTCAAGAAGGTCCGGCACAACCTGTACCAGGACGAGCAGACCGGCTCGTGCCTGGAGGTCTGGTCGTGCGGGTTCGAGGGCGGAGCGGCCGTGCTGGAGTACTCCGGAGGCCGCGGGGTCGTGAGGTCTGGCCGGTGGCGCTGCGACGTCTCTGGCTACTACGTCGAGGAAGAGTGCTCATGAACGACAACAACACCGACCTCGTAAGGGCGCCGTTCGTACTGAGCACAAAGGACATGGGGGTGTGGGTCCACTTCAGCCTGATCGTACCAAGCGACCCGAACGTCGAGCCGCTCTTGCTCGGGATGGTCCTCAAGTCAGCGCTGAAGACCCAGGAGTCCTTCGACGCTGTCATAGAAGGCTTCAAGGCGGTAGTGGCAGACAACGTCAGCCTCCTGGGCACACGCGTCGCCGGCTGGGAGAAGAAGAAGTCTTCGGAGGGAAAGGCGTCGTGATTTGGGTGGAGGTGAACAAGTGAGTTTCGAAATAGGGTTGCAAGCCGGAGTCTTGTCCGGAGAGTTGGCGCTGGCCAAGATGGTGGCGTCGTCGAAGATACTCCAGAAAGCGGTGCTTCTGGTCGCTCGTGGTGGGAACCTGTCCGTGGTCAGCACCGACACGTGGGTGTCGTTGTCCTCGTCCATCCCTGACGTCGCGGTCAGCGACGGCTCGGTGTCCACCTCGGCCGACAAGCTCTACGCAGTCGTGTCTTCTTTCAGAGGAGGAGATCCGGTGTCCGTCCGGGAAGAGTCCGGCAGCCTCATCGTGAAATCGGGCGCGTCTAGATTCAAGCTTCCGCTGTTCAACCCGGAGGACTTCCCGTCGCTCCCGCGAGTGACGGAAAAGAGGTCAATGAGGCTGGGGGCAGACGTCTTCTCAGACGTGGTGCGTAAAGTCGCGTTCGCCACTACGGAGTACGACTCCAGGTATCACCTCCACGGGGTGCTCCTGGAGTCCTATTCGGAAGGACTGCGTGCCGTAGCTACGGACGGCCACCGACTCTCCCTGCTGAGCGTTCTGAGGACTGGCGCCGAGAGCATGCGGGTGCTCGTCCCACACTCCGCGCTGAAGGTGCTCTCTCGGATCATCAGGGACCCGGGCTCCGACGTCTCCGTGTCAGTCGGGCAGAACCACGTTACCTTCTCGTACGAGGGGAGGACCTTGTTGGCGCGCATCCCGGAGGGGAACTTCCCGGACTACCTCAAAATCATTCGCGCCAAAGACAACGTGACCGCCGTGGTAGGAAAGGAGGCGGTCCTCTCAGCCGTGAGGCGCGTGTCGGGAGTCAGCGACGACAAGAGATCCGTGAGGTTCTCCTTCAAGAAAGGCGGGCTGACCGTGAGCGTCAAGGCCCCAGACGCCGAGGCGTCCGAGACGCTGGACGCCGAGTACTCCAGCGACGACGACGCCGACATCGCCTTCAACCCCAAGTACGTGACCGACTTCCTCAAGGCGGTGGACGCGGAGCGGGTGTCGATCGGACTCAAGGGGCCGGACGACTCCGCCACGCTCCGCCCGGTCGGGGACGACAGCCACGTCTACGTTCTGATGCCTGTGAGGTTGTGATGAGCTCACTAATCGACTCTATTCTGGCGGCCAGGCGGTGCGGGACCCCGCTGCTGTCCGTCTCCACTCCCGACCAGCCGGAGTTCACCAAGGCCGCCGCGGCTGAGGTCGGGCCGGTCCCGGCGGTCCAGTGGGACCGCGCGGAGGGCTTCCGTGCCATCAACGACGAGGGCGCTCAAGCTTTGGCCGACCTCCCGATCGGCCAGGAGGAACTCGCCGTCACTAGCCCCGACCCGCTCCAGGCGATGCGGCTCTCCCTCAAGCTGAAGAAGCGAAGCGTGGTCTTCGCCCACAACCTTCAGCGCTTCTTCAGGGAGGACTCTCCCGGCCCGACCATCCAGGCGGTCTCCAACCTCCGGGACCCGTTCAAGACGGACGGGCGCACTCTGGTCATGATGGCCCCGGACGTCGACCTGCCCACAGAGCTGAGGCACGACGTGGTCACACTCGACGACCCGCTCCCGGAAGACGACGGCTACGCTAAGATCGTGCGCGACATCTACGACAGCTTCGCCAAGAACAAAAAGAGCGAGACGACCGCGAACGAAGACACGGTGACCTCGGCGGTCTCGGCGGTGAGGGGCCTCAGCTCGTTCAGGGCGGACCAGGTCGTGGCCATGTCGTTCGACCTGAAGGCGGGACGCCTGGACTTGGACGCCCTCTGGCAGCACAAGGTCGCGGCCGTGAGCCAGACACCGGGGCTCGCCATGACCCGCACCGGTCCGCCGCTCGCCGACCTGCGCGGTCTCGACTCCGTCGTGGCGATGCTCCAAGACCTGTTCACCGGACCCATGCGACCGAACCTGGTCGTCCGGGTCGACGAGGTCGACAAGGCCATGTCCGGACTCGGCTCTCGCGGCGGCCCGGGCGACAACACCGGGGTCTCTCAGGACATTCATTCCCAGTTCCTCACGACGATGGAGGACAACTCCTGGACCGGCGCTATCCTGTTCGGAGTCCGTGGGGCCGGCAAGACGGTCCTGACCCAAGCCATCGGGGCCGCCTACGGGGTGCCGACCATCGCCGCAGACCTCGGAGCCATGAAGGGCGGGATCGTCGGCGAGTCGGAGCGCAACGTCCGCGACGCCTTCCGGATGATCAAGTCCATCGGCAGAGACCGGGTCGTCGTCCTGGCCACCTGCAACGAGATGGCCATGCTGCGGCCCGAGTTCCTCAGGCGGTTCAAGCTCGGAGTTTGGTACTTCGACCTGCTGGAGGAGGACGAGCGCCGCGCGCTGTGGCGGGTCTACCTCAAGCGGTACGGCCTCGACCCGAAGTCCGACCTGCCCGAAGATGATGGCTGGACCGGGGCCGAGATCCGGAACTGCTGCGAGCTGAGCCACGCGCTCGGCAAGACCCCGGCCCAGATCGGTCCGAAGTACATCGTTCCGGTCGGCCGTTCCGACGCGAACGGAATCTCCGAGATGCGCCGCCAGGCCGAGGGCCGGTACCTCTCGGTGTCGAAATCGGGGCCATACAGAAACGCAGTCGATCGGGTGGCGGGGGAGGCCGGCCGAAAATTCAACTAGTTTTTCCGAGGCGCGGCAGTGCGAGGCCCGGCGTGGCACGGCATGGCAAGGCGCGGCCCGGCAAGGCACGGCAAGGGACGTACCGCTCGGGGAGTCGGCGCGAGCCGATGATAGACCGAGGGAGACTTTGAGGAAAATAGGAGACTAAATGTCACACGCTGTAGAGATCACCACGGTCGTGAAAGACCTGGACTCACTGGAGAGGGCCTGCTCCGCCCTGGGGTGGAAGCTGATCCGCGACCAGAAGACATACCGCTGGTTCGGAAGCTGGGTCGACGACTCCCCGGTCCCGGAGGAGATGTTCACCCCGCAGCGGCTCGCCGAGATCAGGGCCATGTCCCGCGAGCAGCGCAAGGCGGTCATGACAGAAGCTATGGGGCGATGCGACCACGCCATCTCGGTCCCAGGTGCAGACTACGAGGTCGGCGTCGTGAAGAAGTCGGACGGGTCGTACCGGCTGCGCTGGGACTACTTCGACGGAAAGCTTCTCAAAGCGATGGGGGGCCAGCACGGAGGGACCCTGACCCAGCGGTACAACATGGAGGTCGCCCGCCGCGAGGCCCTGAAGAAGGGCTACCGCATCGCCGAGACGAGACAGCAGGACGGGACCGTCAAGTGGCTCCTGGCGAAGTGATGGGGAGAGAGCCGAAGCCGGAGAGAACGTACCTGGGCGACGGCGTTTACGTCCAGATCGAGGAGGGTGGAATGTTCAAGCTGACCACGGATTACGGCGGTGAGACCAACACGATCTACCTCGGGCCGAGTGTCTACGCCCAACTGAAGCGGTTCGCATCCCTGGCTCTGTCACCGAAGGCACCGAGGGAGGACCTGTGAAGACCATCACCGTAGAGTTCGCCCCGGACGGGTCCGTCAGCATCGACGCGGCCGGGTTCAAGGGCGGAGAGTGCCTCAAAGAGACGGCCGACCTCGAGCGAGCACTCGGAGCAGTGCGGTCCAGGACCGAGAAGCCTGAGCTCCGTCTCGGAGTGGCGAAGACGAAGCAGGCGGCGAATCAGGGGAGGTGAGGGAAGCATGGAGAGCAATGTCGTCAATCAAATCCTGAGTGGTGACCTCGATTCCAAACTGGACGAAATCGCCTCGGCGCTGCGGGCCAGGCATAAGGCTCTGCGTGAAATCCTCTCGACAGAGCAATTCCTCAGGCTGAAGCCTGGGACCAAGGTCAGCCTGGTCAAGGTGTCCCCACGGTACCTTGCCGGCCAGAAAGCCCGGGTCGTTGGGTATGCGTCTCCTTCGGGGAAGGTGCTGATCGAGTGGTCTGATCTTGCTCGCGTGTCAGCCATATCCCGCGGGAGGTTCGGTACCCTCCCCACCACCCGAATCCACGTGTCGTGCCTGGAGGTGGTCGCGTGATCGCGCTGCTGGTCGGACTGGTGGTCGGGTACTTCGTCGGGCGCTCCGTCACGTGCGTGCAGTTCGCAGTGAATATCGCGCAGCTCGTTGCGGCTTTGCCGAAAGAGGACCGCGAGATGATCATCACAGCGTTAGACAGGACAAACAGGATGGACGAGGGGGATCCCGAGTGGCGTGTAACTTCGTCGAGCACGAGAACATCATGCCCGGTTGGGGATGCTGCTCGTGCCGCACGTACAACGGCCTGCACGTGAGCGAGACGGTGCTGTTCCGTCCGGACGGGACCGTGCGGTTCCTGCATTCGGACGACCTCGCGTCTCTGTTCGGGTCCGTTGGGACGCTGACCGTTCGTCGCGCCAGTTACGTAGAGCCGTCAGAGGGGGGAGGGTGGGTTGCCGACATGGGCCCGTCCGGGGGGCCGGTCCTGGGACCGTACTCGACGCGACTGCGCGCCCTGGATGAAGAGCGGGAGTGGCTCCTGGCGAGGGGGATCCCGAGTGGCGTGTAACTTCGTCGAGCACGAGAACATCATGCCCGGTTGGGGATGCTGCTCGTGCCGCACGTACAACGGCTTGCAGCGGACCCACTGCCGAGAGTGCAACCACGCGCGGTGCGAGCTGGTCACGCCAGACGACCTCAAGGTCTGCAAGAACTGCGGCTTCGGGTACCGGCTGGAGATGAGGGAGTCGTTGCGGCGGATCTGCCCGGTCTGCGGAAGCTACCTGTACGAAGGCGCGGGGGTACCATGAGCAGCGATGCGGGTGCTATCACGGCCGCGTTAACTATCGTGGCCCTGTTCGCCGCAGGCCCCAAGAGGGTCGCCCTCGTTGCAGCAAGAGCGGCGTGGGCCGTCGTGTCGTTTGCGGCCGGGTGTCTCATCTCATTCATCGTGGTGCCTCCGTTCCTGGCCGTATATCTACCATACCTGATGATCCGCCTAGCCCTTCACGTGCTCTGGAACGGATTTCGGGTCTTCTCGTGGGACTATCAAATGGGAAGACGCTGGTGAGAGAGGAGGACGTCATGAGCGAGACGATCACGCTGCCCGGGATCAAGTGCGCCGCGTGCTCAGACCCCAACCGTAGGAACTCGGGCGGAGCCTTCATCCCCCCGGTCTACGGGCCGCACGGGCACTGCAACGCGTGCGGCCGCCCGATGTTCGTCGGGAACTCGCACGACTCGAGCCGTGCCTGCAGCCCGTGCTTCAAGCAAGCTATGTCTCTGTTGTTGAAGTACTATGCCAAAGAGAGGACCAAGAAAGGAGTCGTGAGGTGAACTTCAACCCGAGACTGGGAGGAATCCCGCAGATACTTCCGTCGGCCGAGAAGGCCGCAGCCCTGAGGGACAGATCCATACTTCTGACCGTTGCAGCGATGGCCGCGGGGCTGCCCAAGATGGCAGGGGACGCCGCCCGCTCGGCCGCACACTGGGCGGTGTACGAGCGAGCGTTCAACCCGTCCTACGAAGACCTGGAGAAGCTCAAGACCCATTCGGCCGCCATGACGTTGCCGCTGGTCGACGAGGCCGGATTCGAGGTGCTGTGATGCACAACAGGAGCTTTCTAGGAGAGGACTCCAGGCGCGTCCAGCGCTGGATGGAGAACGCACTACTGTTCGCCTCGATCGCGGTATTCGTAGCCTTCTGGGCTGTCGCCGGGACCATGATCGCGAGGATGATCCAGTGAGCACGCTCTCGGTCCAACGCTTTGGAAGCTATCCGGAGGGGTTCACCCTCTCTTCGGAGTACGGCGAAGCCTTGGTCGTCCCGACCCCGGACGGGTTCGAATGTACCCGCTGGTACCGTCCGGGCGAAGAAACCGTGACGGAACACGCTACGTTCGGAGACGGAGAGGAGGCACTCCTGTGGGCAGAAGAGATGCTCTGAGCTTCGCCGAGAGGTACGCCGCGGCGGCCCTGGCCAGCTCGCTCGGTGCGGGAGTCGCGACCAGGGCCTGGGACAGGCGCAAGGCCAGGCGCAAGACGCTGGCGGAGATGGACGCGGGCGGCGGGACTTTCTCCCACCCCAGGAAGAAGAAGGTGGAACGTGGTTGAGATCCAGAAGTCGGAACACAAGGGCCTGTCGGAGTCCACGGTGGTGCTGAGCCTCAGCCTCGGAGCCATCGGAAACCGGAAGCGGGTAGACCCTCACAGTGAGATCATACAGACCGAGGTTGACAGAGACTTCCTGTCCGTGTCCAAGGCCCTGTTCGACGCCCCAGAGCTGGAAGCCCTCTACCGCTACCAGAGGGACCTCAAGCAGAAGGTGCGCGACCTCAGCGTCCCGTCGTTCATGCGCGGCGGGCTGTTCCTGGTCAAGATCGAGGCCGTCGAGGTCCTCGACCAGAAGCTCTCCGCTGCCTCCGAGGAGTTCTCCGGACTAGTCAAGGCGTTCGCGGACGTGGTGGAGCAGCGGAAGCAGGAGTCCAAGGAGAAGCTCGGCCCGGCTTTCGACGAGCAGGACTTCCCGTCCTACCACAAGGTCATGTCGGCGTTCCAGATCAAGTGGAACTGGTTCGCCCTGAGCACCCCGTCGTCCCTGGGCAAGATCAGCAGGGCGTTCTTCGAGCACGAGGCCAAGAAGGCCGAGGAGGCGTTCCGCGGAGCGGTGGAGCACTCGGAAGCCCTGCTGCTCAGCGAGGCCAAGAAGGTCGTCGGCCACATGATCGACCGCCTCACCCCGGACTTCTCCGGCAAGCCCAAAGTCTTCAGGAACAGCATCACCGAGAACCTCAAGGAGTTCCTCGATTCCTGCCCGTTCAGGAGCCTGACCAGCAACGCGGAGCTCGAGGAGCAGTTCGAGAAGATGAAGAAGCTCATGGACGGAGTGAGCCCGGGGGACCTCCGGAAGATCGACAAGCTCCGGGAGGACGTCAAGGGCGGGTTCGAGCAGGTCAAGGCATCCCTCGACAATATCGTCGTGGAAGGCGCCGGACGGTTCCTGGAAGTAGATCAGTGACGCGAGATACGAAGGACGCCCTGGACCTCCTGGGAAGAGTCGGGGAGGAACTCTTGAGATCAAAGTCTCTCTTGGCAGCGGCTTGCCTGCTGTCAACAGTAGAGCACCTGCTGCGGAAGGAGTACCGACTCCTGTCGCAGCGGGGGCAGAACGCGAACGACGTCATCTCTTACGGAATCAGAGCTTCCGCTCTCCTCGCCAGGATGACGCTGACGCTTCCTCCAGACCAGTGCTCCGGGGTTGGCTCCATGGGTAGAGCTCGTCGTTGGGCCGCCCAAGGAGTCCTAACCGTGAGACTACGAATCGCGGCGGCACTCTTCTCCCTGGCGCTGCCCAGCTGCTCCATCACGGGTCCGGCAGGTGGGCCGCCGTTCGTCTTCCCCGGGCTGACACAATCGGAGGTCGAGGTCCTGTCCGGACAGGCCGAGGCCATGTACGAACGGGTCTCCGCTTGCGCTGACGCAGCCGGGACGAGACCGTCGGGAGTGGTGGTCGAACTGTTCCCTCCGGTCAGGAACCCGGGGTGGCGCTGCCCGATCGACACCGGGGGGTGCATCTTCGAAGGCTATCGCCGGATCCACGCCGTAGACTGGAGACTCGGCTCCCCGGAGAGCTTCGGCCACGAACTGATCCACCTGTCACGGCACCTCAAGTCGGGCGATCCGGACGCGCTCCACCTCGGGGACTGGTGGATACCGTCGTACTACTCACGATGTACGAAGAGCGGCTCGTGCCGGTCGTGCCAGGTCGGACTCGAAGACCTGGCCGGGAGCCGACAGTGACCTGCCGCTGCTGCGGGTCCAACGGAGTGTCCCAGGTCGGAGCCAGCCTGTGGCACTGTCAGGACTGCGGCTGCGTGCTGGACCCGTCCGGAGTCCCGCTGGCGTGGCTTACGGAAAAGAAACGGAGGCGACTCTGCCGTCAGAAATAGTGACCTATTTCACATGCGAAAAATGCTTCACAGAAAAGCCCCTCGGCTTCTCCCCGAGGAGCTGGTCGCGGCTTGAAGTGGGCCTGGATCGGCACGGCGTCGTGGTAGTCTGGTGCGTCCGGCATGACCAGCTGGTGGTTCGACTCGACGGGGGCCGGAACTAGATCGTTTGACGTAACCGAAGCATGGCGATGCAGGGCACGGCAAGGCGGGGCGCGGCGCGGCAAGGCAAGGCAAGGGACGTACCGCTCGGGGAGTCGGCGCGAGCCGATGATAGACCGAGGGGTCAGAGAGTTTTGACATTGGAGCACTTGATGCGAATCGAATTCAGTCAGACCACCAAGTCGCGCGGACCAGTGGCCGAAGCGACGATCTTTTTCGACGCGGACGGTCCGTTCCACGGACTGGCCCTGGTGGGCATCTCAATCTGGTCCGGCGAGCGCGGAAACTTCGTGACGCTGCCGTCTCGGGCCTACGAAGAGAAGGGGCGAAAGAAGTTCTACAACTTCCTCCGGGCGGCAGACCCCGAGGACCGTAAGGCCGAGTTCCGCTTCAAGGACTGGGTCCTGGACAGCTACCGAGGCTGGCTCAACTCCGAGACCGACAGGTGATCGGCTTTGGGAAAACAGCGCCGTCGCCACATGAGCCCGGAAGAGTTCTCCCGCCTCAGGCAGGAGGTAATCGTCTCGTCGCAGAAGTCCGTCGCGCAGGAGATGGTCAGTCCCTCGTCCGGGGGCAGGGTCTCTGAGTCAACCGTCTCGAGGTGGGA